TTACAAGCCGTTCGTAAACTGTTCTAGCTTGGAAATGGCTATCTCTGCAAGCTCAATTTTGCCACCCAGATAGTGCGCGTCAAGGATCGCTTCTGCGTCCTTTTGGCTATGTCCTGTAATGGCCGCTATCTGGCTTGTGTTGCACCCGGCGAGGGCTAGCCTCGTCACCGCTGTGCCTCTCAGATCGTGAAAGTTCAAATCATCGATCCCCGCCTTGGCACATGCCTTTCCCCACGATGTTCTAAATCCATCCTCTGTCCAAGCCTTACCGCGTGAATTGACAAGGATTGTGTCGAAGCTCTTTTCGCCGTCGCCCAACAAGGCCCTGAGCGGCTGACCGACTGGAATAGTCACTCTTGCGCCTGTCTTGCTCTGCTTGATGCGAAGCGTCTTGCCGTCATAGGCGGGCCAGCTAACCCGCAACAGGTCGCCTTGGCGTTGACCAGTCCAAAGCCCCATCATGAGCGCAAGCTGCAACTCCTTCGACGCCACGCGGATAAATCGAGCGATAACGTCCGGCGTCCATATCTTCTCGGCCCGATCAGACTTATACAGCCTGCCGCCACGCTCGCAGACGTTGACCGCTATGTGTCCTCTGTCCTTGGCGAAGGACAGAACACGGCTCAACACCGACCACGCATAGTCAGCCGTTCGCGGTCGGTCTGCCATGGTATCGCGCCACTGTTTGAATTTGCCGCGAGCACGTGGGTTTTCCAGATACGCAAATGACAGATCGCCAAACACGTCCTCAATGTCTTTGAGGTAGCGAATGTAATCCTTGCGGGTCTTGTCTGACTTGCTGGTGAACTCGGAAGCTGTGGAAAATTCCTTGATCAGAAATGCCAGCGTCTGCTTCTTCCCTGATGCAAACTGCTTACAGGCTTCGCTATACACGGCATGAAATTCCAGATCTGACGGCGATAGTAATTTGCCATCTTCACCACGAAGAAGCGGACCGCCGCGCCAAGCGTAATAGTAAAAGCGCTCCTCGCCATTAGCGAGAAGCTTTTTTACCCGGTGAACGCCTTTGAGCGAGACGCGCATCTATTGCAGCCTCCATTTCATCGAAATCATTATCATCATTTGTTTGCGTTTGAAGGCCGGATATTCGATCCAGCCTCGCGTCTATGGCCTTTCTGTCCCATCTGTTCGTGCCTGGTACAGAAGTAGGCAGGACGCCTCGCTTTACCCAGCTTGAAAAGCCTGATGGCGTAAGGCCGCAATATTGTGCTGCTTCCATCTTGGAAATCATGCGAGGTTGGTCACTCATCGTATTTACCTCTCAAAGCCTCCGGTGCCCGCCCTTGGTTGACGTTGAAAAGTAGAACTCCCTGATGCTGGTATCACTTTCCCGCCTCCTTCTTCTCGGCTTCTCCCGCCGCTTTCAGCCATTTCTCACGCGAGACAATAACGTCTGCGAATACAAGGTCATCCCGACCGAATACATGCTTCAAGGCCCATCTGACACGCGACCAGAAAGATGACTGCCGGGAGGATAGGATTTCGACGTTCAACATGCCGTCTATATCCTCATCCGGGCATACACGGACCAGATGATCAGCGCTGAAACACCGGCACGGAATATAATGGTAGTTGGGTTCGTACATCCTCACTCCCTTTCCCGCAGTGCGGCGCGGCCATGAATTGCGTATTTCGACGCAATTGAAAGGCACATATGCGCCAGCCAGCTCAGCTTGATTTGGTCGCCGCTTGTTATGATGACGTGCCAGCGCTCTGTCGGTATGTTTCGGCAAAGATGCAGCCTGCCGATATCTGCGAACCTTTTGGCGACCTCATCTGTGAATGCAACATTCCCAGAAATGACGTTTCGTATAACGGCGCGATCCAGACGGCTCATTCCCCACCGCCTTTCAGGGCTTGGCGACCGGCGGGGGTGATGATCGCGTAGTTACCGTCTGCGCATTCAATAACCTCGACCAGTCCCTTGGTTTGAAGCTGTTGAACCTCTTCCGGACAGAATGAAATTCCTTCCGGCGCTCTGGCAATATCATTCAGCGCGTAACGTTCGTAGCGTGTCAGCTTCATTCGCTCTGCTCCCCAAGTGCGGAGGCGGCGAGGAAAGCCGCGTATCCCGTATAATCGAAGATGCCGTGTTTTTGCGCATTGTCGTATGCGATCACCATTTCGGCTTTCGGCTCCTGTAGAGCGGCGCGGAAGCCAGCACACAGTTTCTCGGCCACATCATCGTAATCGAAGCCGTATGCGCCTTCTGGCAGTTCGTCGGCAAGAAGCGCCGCGATATCGGTGATGAGTTCCTTACTCGGCATTGCTGGTTCCCCATTGATAAGGATGGCCGTGTAAAAAACCAATCCCACGTTCAGCTAGACGGTTCATTTCGACGGCGGTTTCAGTCGATACCGTGCAGATGTGTTCGTATTCGACGCCGGAGAGGTCGTGTCGGCGGATAACGAGATCATATGCATCTGGCTGTTTAAGGCTTTTGCGGAATACAAGGCTCTCACTCATAGCTTGCTGGCCCCCTTTGCGCGCAAGAGGGCGATGCTGGCGGCTTCATGCAGAGTTTTGCCAAAGCCGAGAATGTCGCCTGTCTGATGGCGTATGAAACCCAACCTGTCCGCATACGGTTTCATATCGATGCGGCCAGATTTGCCGGGAAGCCTGACAAGAAACTTCGCCGGGCAGTTCGGGTTATGCTGGATTGCAAAGGTGAGTTTGCACAATTCTGCCCATGCCTCCGCGTCTTCCCTGTCAGGCGCGTCTAGCTTGGATAGGCGGTCGATAAGGTCAGAGATCATGAAATCACCTTCAATTCTCGCAGTAGGCACATAACGAATGGCGTAAGGCTGGTCGCGTCGTAAATCTCAGCGGTCCAAGCGCCGTCCTCGCCTTCGTGCTCTTCCTCGACAGGCTGGCAGCGCATTGCATATTCGATAGCGTTGAAGATTTCTGTTTCGCTCGGCTGGCTCATGACGGCTTCCCTCCCAGCACGGCGCGGGCTTCCCGGAAGAACGACACAGGCCACTTCGCAAACTCGTAATCGTGGAAATGAAGGACAAGTTCGTCTGTCTCAGCCATACCTTCGGTTTCGGCGTCGATTAGATCGGCAATGTCCGCAAACGGCTCCAGCGCCTTTTCAGCAGTCGCGAGCTTGGTTTCGAGTTGCATCATCGCATAGTGATACTGGTCAACCGGGCTGTGACCGCTTCCCATATTGTGAGCATCAACCAAATCGCCGCAGCAGCATGTAACGAGCGCGTTTGCGGTTGCGAGCTTGGCTTCGAGGGCTTTTATACGCTTGCACGTTTCAGACGGTGCATTCAAACCTTCTTCATAAAAGCGAAATGCTTCAAACTTAGGTTGATTGTCGTCATCCCACTCAGCATCACCAATGCCTACAAGATCAAGTCGAGCAACCTCCCAAGTAACCCCTCCCGCGCCGGGAATTTCCTTGATGTGCATTGCCGTTGCTTTTGAAATTGCTTCTTCCGGTGTGTCGGCTTGCACTACTATTGCTCGGCCTTCATCCTGATCATCAAAAGCCCAATCGCTATCTTTCAGGGCGTAATAACTCATTGGATGATCTCCCAATCATCGGAGAAAATATCGTCCTGAGAGAATACCCATCCCATCTGATGAGCGCCCGATGCCGTGCAAATTACGAGAACCGGCTTGAACCCTTCCACGTCGTATCGATAGACATACATACCCTTGCCGTTCCAACCAGAACGGGCGATGCGATGCCCTTCACGAACTGCCTTGATTGCTTCGTGAGATGTAATCATTGCTCTTCTCCTGAATTATGGGCTTCTAAAGCAGCTAGGATTTCTTGATGTTCGCCGGGTTCAGCATCTGCGGCATCGAGATGGACTTCCTCCAACTCATTAATCCGCGCTGCCTGCGCCGCGTTGTCGGCGCGCAGCCTCACAAGCTCCTGACACGCCAAGTCCATCAGGGTATAGGCTTCCGGCTGGTACCCGGTAATTCCCGCGCCGATAATCTTCATCCACTTGTCGAGGTCGCCTTCAAACCGAAGTCGCTCTTTTTCTGCTGCTTTCGCCTGTTCCGCCGCCAATAGCTCCTCAGCCTGCGAGCGGGTGACGGTAGCGGTCCAGTTTTCCGGTTCACGGACAGTCCGGAATATTTCGTTGTAATCAGCGCCTTCGCCGTCAACAAACGATTGCAACACATATCCAATCGTCTCCAGTCCCGTAACTGTAGCGGCAGGCGCGGGGCGGGTGTTCCAAGCGGCAACCGCTTCGCCCCATGTTGCCTCCGGTCCTTTTGGTCCGTGGAACACCGGCTTCCCATGCGATCCGCAATCTTTGCAAACCGCTTGCTGACCATCACGGATATTGTGGACAGTAATCCGATCAGAGTTACAAAACGGGCAACGCTTGAGTTCACTCGCCATGACGGTCGCCTCCTGATGGTGCAGAGGGGAGAGGACGCCAGTGGGTGGGAACATCGGTTAGGTAGGACAAAGCGTCCTTCCAATCTCCATGTAACCACGAAGCTGCGGCTTCGCTCACATCGAATTCATCCACTTTTTCATTGAACAGCGCAGCCATGAATTCATCCATGCTGCACGGCCTACCGTCATCCCCCTCGACCTTACCGGCGTCGGCATGCTTGGCGATATCGATGTCAGCTTGGATTTCGCGAATGACATGCAGAATGCTATCTGCATCAGGCTCGCAGTTTAGATGCAGGGCAATTTGCACCAGATCATCTGCCCCCGTATCGGCGTCAGAATGATGCGCTTTTACCTTCTGGCAATCCGGGCAAGTCTCCTCCCAAGCGTCTACATCGCCGTCGCCTACACGGTGCATACCGCCGATAATTCCGCGATCGTTGCACGTCTGGCAGACTTTTTGATCCGAAGTGCTTTTTGAGCTGTCGGCATGGTCCGGGGAGGATAGGGCTGCACGCAGAGAAGCGTTTTCTGCTCGCAGCTTCACAAGCTCATCACAAGCCAAGTCCATCAGGGTGTAGGCTTCCGGCTGATACCCGGTAATTCCCGCACCGATAATCTTCATCCACTTATCTAGGTCGCCTTCAAAGCGTAGGCGCTCGCTCTCAGCATCCATTCGTCGCGTATGCCGATCCTGAAACCACTTGCTGACGGCATCAAAATAAGCCTGCCGGTCGGCATCGCTATTCGTATGGAAAGCGCGAAACCGCAATTTATCAATCGCGAATTCTTCTTCCTCCAACGCCAGCTGACGCGCTGCGGAAGGCTCCGTTGCGGAGAGGTCTGAAATCCATTGCGCAATGAACTCAAAGCACCTGACAGCTTCGTGATAATCGGTGCAGTTGGCCAGCGATCCGGCCTCGCAATTGAAATCGTAATGATCGGCAAGACGTTGAAGAAAAACTCGACCGTTTTCTATTGCGCCAGTAGGAATGTCAGATACGGAGGTCATAGCTTTTCTCCCGCATTGCGGAACACGGCTTCAATGTTCCCGCGCACTTTCCCAAAATCCCGGCACAGTTCGCCGTCTCGTGACTTGGCGCTTAAACTGAGGCGATTAAAGGCGAAGGCCAGAGCCGTGTAGGCTTCTCGAAGCGCCTTGAACGCGGGATCGTGAGCGTTCACAGCCTTTACGATCAGGGCCGCGTCTTTCTCGCGGTTGTCGTAATTCGCCTGATAATCTTCCTCGTCCAGCAGTGTCGTTGCCACAAGCTGGTTTTCAGGGCCTAGGACAAGCGTGTCATCTGGAAGAGCTACCTTCCACGGGCGACGGGTTGCACTGGTCACGGCTTCTTCCGGTAGGGTGGTCATGGCTGGACCTCCGGCGCGATAAATTCTTCGTTCCGCGTATCGGTGAAGCACCATGTGGTGAATTTCAGGCCGTGCTTTTCCTGCCAATCGTCCGTAGCAGAACTGAGCATATTCCGAAGGTCTTTAGCCTCTTCATCGGATAAGTCGAAAGTGACATGATCACCGTATTCATCGCCAAGGTCAGCAACGCAGTCCTCAGCATGCTCAAGGATTATTTCGATCATATGGCGGGACAGATACGACGACAGCTTAAGCGGCTCTTTATAGGCCTCAGCCACATGGACGCCGACATCGTCACCGTTCTGGCCCCGCGCCTCTGCAATTGCTTCTTCGCGGGTATCGAACGGCCCGAACGAATAGCTTTCGTTATTGTCGCCGGAATACCATTTCCAGTTTTTCTCGGTCATGCTCGCGCACCTTCGCTAACAGGGCGACCGAATATGTCGCGCTTACGGGGAGGGAGGGGCTTGGAGAGGCGCTTCGGCTCTTTGATGGTTTTTGCCAGCTTGGAAGAAGGCTTGATAGCGCCGTTGTTCTTATCCCGCTGGCGGTCGGCCTTACGGGTGCGGCGAATATCGTCTGCCGTCTTTTCCGCATGGCATTGCTGGCAAAGCACCTGCGCATTGGCCAATACCGGCTCGCCGCCGAGAACATCAGGCAAGATGTGATCTACCTCACCCTCTCCCTTTTTGAGAGCGGCCTTGCACTTCTCACAATGACCGGCTGCGCGCTCGATGGCGGCGGTGCGAATTTTCCGGGTGAACTCTTTCCGGGCCATATCAATGCCTCGCATAGCCGAGTTCTTCGGCCAGTTGCTCGGCCATCAAGCCGTTGAGTTCGTCGTAAAGGTGGCTTCGTGGGCGGTGCTGGCGCTTGGCCGTCTCTATCTCCGCAATCTTGGCTGTAATCTCGGCCTGAAGGTCTCGGCGCTCCGGTTCGGGGAAAAGCCAGTTGAAGAATTTTGCAATGAAAGAGGGGATCATCACGCAACCTCCTCACGGACATAGCCGTAGGTTTCGGCAAGCCATTTCTCAGCCTTTTTGAAGAAAGACTGAAATTCGGCTTCACTCATTTTTTCGAAAGAAATGGAGCCCGGAATAGCAATGGTCAGGCCGCTTGGAAGCGTGACAGGATCAATGACGCCATTCTGAAGCTTGATGATTTCGTGCAACTTTTCCTTGGTGTAAGGTAGGTCACAAGCATTGATGACCTCGCGGAGAACGGCGAAATAAGCACGAAGCCTTGAGGTGTTTCTAAATTGCTTGATTTCGATGTTGACCAATTCGCCTTGAGCAACGCCATCAAGCGCGGCCATGTCGAAGTCCATGGCCGGAACAAGGGCATTCCCCTTGCGGACGAAACCATAAACGGGCTTTTCTCGCTTGCTCATGGCTCACCCCGCGTTGACAGGGTGAGAGTTGAGCATTGCGCGAAGAACGCGGGCAATCTGGTGCTTGCGAAGGTCAAAGGCACGCTGAAGCGCTTCTTCATCCTCGGTCAAGGTCGCTTCAACGTCGAAGCCGTCCCAGATTTCTACAATTTCTTCCTCAGTCTTGCCGGTCGCCATGGCTTCATCGACTTCGGACAAGAAGGCTTCAATGTCGAAGGCCTCACGGTCATTGACGATTTCGGCTTCTTCAATGACTTCCTCTTTCGAGGCGGTAATGGCAGGCGATGGCGGGGAAGGCGGGCTTGGCGGGGATGGTGGCGTGACGCTTACCGCCTCCTGTTGGGCCGGAATGTCTTGCACTTCTTCCGCAATGCCGAGCCCGCGAAGAACATCCGAGAAGCCATCACGCAATGCAAAGGCGCGGGCGCGCATCTTTAGCATGCGGTCTGAATACTGCGACCACGGGCCGGATTTGCCCCAGAGCGACGCCTTGCGAGCATCGGCTACGGAGAATTCGCCAAGTTTGGCCTCTGGGTCGCCTTTGCGCTTTACGAGGCAAAGAGCCTTGCGGCTATCACCGGCACCCTCAAACCATTCCTTGAAGCTTTCCATTTTGCCGGACGCCTGCACGACTCCAAGCGCACCGTCACCCCAGAGTGTGGCACGGCTGTTGATGACAGCAATCGATTGTAAAGCCGCCATCGGGGTCAACCCCACTTCCATGCCGTGCATGATTGCGACCATGGCTTTTTCTGGCGTTTCTAGCCCCTTCGGGGCCATGCCTGCCTTGCAAACGGCTGACGCGATCCGCCATGCGCCGTCAAAATCCTGCGGGACGATTGCGCTAACCCTGCCGCCTGCTGGCAATGATGGGAGGCGGTTGCTTTCGTGATGAGCTACAGCGTTCATTATGCGGCCCTCTGTTCTTTAAAGAGCTCGACGCCAGCGACCTCGACACCGGCGCGAACCGCACGGTTAGCAAGCTGCTCGACAAGAGCTTTCATTTCGGGGTGATCTTTCAGGGCAACCAAAGCCTTGTCGTAATCAACGATCCGGGCAGAGACGAAAGTGCGAAGACTGACCTTTGCCCCAGTGCGACCAGCTTGCGCATTTGTGGCCTGTGCGGCCTTTTCACGCTCGGCAGCTTCTGCCTTTAGCTGTTCGGCCTCGGCCAATGCCGTTTCATCGTTGCCTTGCTCAGCGGCGCGGGCGCGTTCATCAGCCTCACGGCGGAGGCGGTCGGCTTCCTCTTGTTCCTTGCGGCGGCGCTCGTTTTCAAGGCGCTGCTGCTCGATCAGGAATGCGTCCATATGGCGCTTGAGCTTCTTGGATAGGTCGGTCGGTTCTTCCTTGAGGTCGCGCCATTTGTCATCGACAGCGCGGCCCGCGTCCAAATGAGGCTGCTTTTCGACCTTGTGCAGGTCTGTCGCCTTCTTGGCGATCCCGGCTAGCTTCTTCGACCAAACCGCCGCCTTATCGGCCTGCTCCTGAGTGGTGATAGGTGTTTTCAGGAAGGTATCGGCCAGTTCCTTCTCGGCTTGAAATTCCAGCTTAAGCGCTTCGTGTGGATCATCCGGCAGATTGTGACCGATAGGCGCAACGGGCGCGTCATCATCCCAACCTTTGCCGTCTACAGCCTTGCGATATGCAGCCTCAGAAACCGGGAAACGGCAAACCCATGACCAGAGGTCAACCGGGTCGCCCATCTTGTCGCCAATTTTTGCAACAAGCTGGCCGTCCTGTTCCCAGATTGCGACCGGTAGCCAAGGCCCATCCTTGCCGTTGCGCTTGCGGTAAAAACCGGGCTGCGCATCGCCTTCGTGGACAGGCAGGCCCTTCCCGATCTGCTCAGGATTAGCAAGCGCGGCGGTCCAGTATTCGTATGTATGCGTCATGCTGCAATTCCTTCCTGTTCCTGCAGAAGGTCGGTGAGTTCGAAAAGCTTTTCAGCGAGATAGCGGCGGGTCGGTACGTGCGGATCGGTCTTGAGCCGGTGCTCAATTTCAGCGATCAGCCGCCTGACCTCGGTTTCAGTGAGGTGGTCCGGCATCACATGAACTCCTCAAGCATTTCCGCGAAAATGCGCAGGGCTGCGTCACCCTTGAGGGCTGTTTTGTGAGCACCTTCAATTGTCGCGCCAAAGCGGTACTGAAACATGCGGCATTGCAGTTTGAAGAAGGCAATATCGTTGTCGCCGCGAGCCTGTTTGATTTCCAGAACGTCTGAAAGATAGCGAGGGCGATTGATGGAGTTCGAGACGCCTGCAATCGTGCGGGCAATTCCTGAAATCGTGGTTTGGTATGAGGGATGCATTTTGTGTCTCCTCGAATAAACATTCGGGAAACCGCCCTTCCGGGCGGAAACCGGAAGGCTTAGAGCGCTTCCCTTGCCAAGATTTGAGTTTCGCTTTGACGGTGTTTTTCGTCTGCTCGCTTCAGCCTTTCGTCATCGACTGAATGCTGTTGAACAGCTGGCTGCATGTGCTTGGTGGCTTCTCGCCAGATTGTCCGCCTCATGCCGGGGGACAGCGAACCCCAAGCACGTTCGTCTCCTTTGAAGACACCTTCGGGTAGGTCTGTGACTTCTGGAATTGGTGGCTGCTTGTAAGCCCAGTAGGTTTCTGGCTCCCGCATCACGCCACCTCGAATTGAAAGTGGCGCGGGCTGTAGCCCATTTCGGAAAGACGCTGTGCCGAACGAAACTGTACCATCTTGGCGTAGTCGCGAACCATTGAGGCACTTGGCTTGCCATTACCGCCGAACCGTTTCCTGTCAGCTTTGATAAGCTTCACAAAGCAATCTGCACCAATCGTTCCGTGGGTATTGGTACGGACGCCATGGATCAGGCGCTTGCCGCAATGCTCGCAATTGTCTGGCTGGTCGTAACCGTTGATGCAGATGATGTTCATTTCGGGTGTCTCCCAACTCGTTTGTTGAGATCAATGTGCATCATATTCACATATGCGTCAAGCACAAAAGTGAATTACATGAACATTATTTTTGACACCAGCCCGCGCCGTGCGTAGAATCAGCGTGCCCCGAAAGGGTTTCGTGAAAATGCAAAAGCCCCTGTCGTCTTGGATCGGACGGCAGGGGCTTTTGATGATATACCCAGCGGATAAGCTACATTTTTTGTGTTGCAATTCTCGCTATGTACGTTATATGTACAAGTGTCTCGGTAAGTCCTACGCTCACCGTCTTTCAGGAGATAAGCTACGTGTATCGTAGCCGCGTGTAGGGTCGAGACACAACCCGCTTCGGCGGGTTTTTTTATGCGTACCAGTTATCGCACACACCGAGCTTTTTACAGATGGCGTCTTTAAATGTGCTGTCGCCGTGCTCAAAATGTCTGAAAAGTCCCCAAGACACAAAGTCTACCGCTTGCAACTGAACGCATTTGTGGGACTCCAAGTGCTGGATGTTAAAGCTGTTATTATGTCCGCATTGCGTAATGATGGTAGTCTGAATATACCCATTGAAAGGCATATTTTTGTGAGTTTCCTTGTTTCTTTTATCGACTACCAATGTGATCGGCGTGTCTTTGGACTGATGAATCTTACACAGAAGCTTTCCGGCAAAATAATTATAGCATATCCCATATGGGGCAGTCTTTAAATGGTCGCTCAATGCAGCTTTTTTTACTATAGAGTAGTGAACGGTAGCCCCTGCGTTATGAATGCGATCAATAAAATCCGCTATCAATTTTTCTTTATTGTCTATAATTTCTTTCGGCATATTGGCGTGACGGTTGCACCCCCAAAGAGATGAGCCTTTTATTTCTATGTGCTTAGGCCAGCCTAGCTCATGAAGCTTCTTTTTTTGTCTCTTAATTGCATTGTTTAGTTTTTTTGGCTCCGATGTCTCAACTATCGCTATGAGAGAATATTTACTTGAGTTTGGCGCGAAACCAAATTCGCCACTCTCATCAAGGTACCAAAAGATCATTCTTAAACCCATTCGCCCTTAGAAACCATTGAATGTCATAAACCCAATGATCTGGCGGGTGCAATCCCATATTCACACAACATCTAGCGGCGGCAAAATGCCGTTTACCTTTCGTCAAGAATGTTCTTGTTCTGTTCTCATTTGTGAGTCATCCTGTCGCACATAACAAGCGTACAGGGAGTAATGAGTATGAGCATGCAAACGCAGTACGTGGTGCAGGCATATAGCAAGGCACCCAAGGGAAAAATCAATGCCGATGCGCCATTTCTGGCGAAAGATGTAAGCCATGCGCGCCGGATCGCGGAAAAGCTGGCATCAATCAAACCCGCTGTCGTTGCCTTTGTGAGCAAGGGTGATGCCGATACCGGCGATTATGAAGAACCGAAGCTCATCTATGCATATGGTGACAGGTTGCCGCCAGAAGTGGCGGAAATGGAAAAGATATAGCGGTGGGGAGGAGTGAATGATTAAATTCGTAACCATTCAGCCGGGTAAGGAAGGTGATAGGCTGGAATTATTGCGCGTTGCCACGCTGAATGGTGGCCTTCTCACAGCAATGCGAAAGGCTGATTTTCAAGCTAAAGAACTCGCAGAAACTATGGCTTTGGCTCATGGTGGGCAGTGGCAGGCGCGAATTGATCATCAGCGGATGACTGTTCTGGTGTGGAAGGCTGACGCTTAATCACGGTGTCTATCACCGAAAAAGCAACTTCTACTCCGCGCTGATCCAGTCCTTCGATCCGACTTAGCATTGCGATTATAGCCTCATCGCCTCTTATCGGGGCGAGGGGCGACTTCGGGTCTCTCCCGATCAGGTCTGCCGGTGAGCACCCGTAAAGAGCGGCCAGCGCCTCGATGTGCTGTTGCAAATATGGGCTATGCCCATTTTCCATTTTGGAAAGCAGCGTTCTGGACACATTAGCAGCCTCCGCTGCCTGAGATTGATTCAGACCGCGAAATTCCCGCCATTCCGTCAGATATGTCTTTCCTAAGACCGGCTTAGGTTTGGTAATCGGTGCCATGCGCCTATTTTCGCAGGTGACAAAACCTTAGTCGATGCAATGTCATTCACATTGTGCTTGACATTCACGTTCATCACATTCACATTATGCGCATGACAGCGCTTGCAAAGTATCTCGAAGACATAGGTAAAACCGACGCATATCTAGCCTCAAAGGTTGGATGTGACCGTTCGATGATAACCAAGATCAGGGCCGGGAGGGTCACGCCCTCTTTACCTCTGGCAATTGCCATCGCAGCGGAAACGGGCGTTCCTGTCGAGGCCCTATTGCCTGTCGCTTCTCCCAAGCGCTCCCGATCCGTGAGGGCGTCGGCATGATCAACGTGGCTGGCCTTCAACTCCGGGCATCCATCGAACGCATTGAAAGCGTCGAAGACGATATTCGCGACAGAAACGCTGACAAGTCCGAAATCTACAAGGAACTGAAAAGCCAAGGCTATGATGTGAAGGCCGTTAAAAAGGTCGTCGCAGCGCGTCGGCTCGAAAGCCATGTCCGTGAAGAACAGGATGCGATTTTCGAAGCGTATTGGGATGCCTGTCATGGCGCCTCTCATGTGCGTGCACGCGCACACGTAGAAAACATTGAACAATTTCCGCATTCGTCTGCCCCTCTCTCCCCCTCCCAAGCGGTAGACGAAAAGAGCCGAGACGCTGCACTCCCTAGCGTCTCGGCTCCCTCCTCTGGACAGGAATAGCGGCGATGATGAGGAACATTCCCTGTCCAATTCAAAATTCAAGAACCTGCGGGGCGCGTAATGCGCGCTCTTTCAAGTTCAGCATGTTCTCCCGCAGTAGCAGGCGCAGCATGCTGGCGCGTGACTTCAACGCCCGTCTGACCGAACACTACGGGGTCACGTCTCTTTGCGTCTGCAATCTCATTTTGTCGGGCTGTCGCGGCCTTTCGTGCTTTGCAGAGCACTCTAGCGACCGCATCCCCGATCATTTCCAAGCTCCATCTCCGTTGCTCTGCTGGTTTCAAGACAACTTCCATGTCCTGAAACCTAGCAGCGGAGTCACCCATGAATACGGATCGTTCGTCCGCGAACGTGGATTTTTCAGCCAAGGAGAAACAGCCCATGTCTGACGTGGATATGGCCGCATCTCTGCTTGACGATGTGATAGGCGCTCGCGGCATTCGCGAACCCGTCAAGTCGATGCTTGAGCGGGCTTATGCGCTTCTGAGCAAGCGTAACAATGCGTGGACCAGACGGCGGGTCAGAGCCGTTTTCAACAAAGAAGCAAGCCGGATCGAATACCGCGAGATCGAAGATATGCGGGCGATCCTCGAAGCGAGGAAGAAACATGCCGCTTACCGCGAAGAAACCGCCCGTCTTGCTCAGATGGCTATCATTCGAACGCCGGAACGTGATTGCCATATGGCTCCGTGACAAGGCCGCTTGGCTGGCTGAATGGATTTGCCCTGAGCTGAAGGACGGCGAACAATGATCGAACTCCGCTCCATTCTCATAGCCTTGGCCTGTGCGCTTGTTCCGCTGATGGTTGCGCTCGCTTACGCCAAATGGGTGGCGTAATGAGACGAGCCGCCAAGCGAGATATTGCAGAGCCAGCCATCGTTGACGCCCTAAAGCGCGTCGGCTTCAGCGTTTTGCGCATGGATCAGCCGGTGGACCTGCTGACAGGTTTTCGCGGCGTCACATATCTGGTCGAAGTGAAAAGCGGTTCCAAGGGCTATGCAAAGGCCCTGAATGAAAACCAGAAGACATTTGCCGCTCAGTGGAACGGCTCTCCAGTCTTCATCCTCCGTAGCGCAGATGACGCTATCGCATGGGCGCAGTCCGTTGCTGCCAATGACGATCTGGGCGACTGGCAGCATGTAGGAGACGTAGCGCAAGACATTATCGAACGGTTGAGGGCGAAGCTATGAACGCCACTCCCAACAAGAATTCATTTGTGATTGAGATTGAGCAGGAAGTGCTTGGAACCCTTCTTATGGGAACCGACTTCCGCCGCGTTTCCACAATCCTTGAGCCTTTCCATTTCCTTGAGCCAGTGCACGGCGAGATATTCACCGCGATCAGCACAGCCCATGAGCGCATGAACTCAACCAAGCCAGCGGTAGTGATCAAGCTGATCCCGCAGGCAATTCAAGACCAGTACCAAGCCGCTGTCGGAGAAAACCTTATCACCTATCTGGCGCGTCTTGCGGTCAGTGCTGTGCTTGGTGGTGCAGCATTTGAAAACACGGCCAAGCGCGTTGTAGACCAATGGGCTAAGGCTCAGATTGCCAAGGAAGCCGCCATGTTGGCAGAAGCCGCTGGCGATCCGGCTTCCAGCCCTGTTGAGCTAATCAAAACGTTTGGCATGGTTTCGGATGATATTCTTGCCCATGTTCGTCGTGGTCCGCGCCGCAAGTCTCAGCTTTCCCTAAAGGATGCAGCGGACAATGCGTTTGCCGCAGCCAAGGAAGCACAGGAGCGCGGCAGTGGTCTTACTGGCCTGACATGGGGCCTTCGTGACGTAAACAGCAAGACAGGCGGCATTCACAAGCGCGACCTGACGCTTATCGGCGGTCGCCCTTCAATGGGCAAGACAACGGTAGGTCTGTCAACTTGCCTTAAGGTTGCCAGTGCTGGCCATGGAGTTGGTTTTATTTCGCTTGAAATGGATGCGGACAAGCTGGCCGCTCGCGCTGTGACGGATATCGCGTTCAACTGGAATATCCGCGTTCCCTATCAGAACGTCATCACCGGGCGCGCCACGATAGAAGAACTTGAACAGCTTCAGGCCGCTTCCAAGCGCTTCGAGGATTTGCCGCTTCTCATTGAGGAACAGTCAGGCCTTTCCATCACAGATATTCGCATCAAGCTTGAAACTATGATGCAGAAGATGGAGCAGGTGGGCAATCCGCTCGAAATGCTCATGATCGACCATCTGGGCCTTATTCGTGCATCCAATCGCTATTCCGGCAATCGCACGAATGAAATCGCTGAGATGACCTCAGCGCTCAAGTCTATGGCTCGTGAATACGGGATTGCCGTTGTGCTCCTGTCACAGCTCAATCGTGGTCTGGAAACTCTGGCAGACAAGCGCCCGCAGCTCTCCTCATTGCGTGACAGCGGCGCTATCGAGCAGGACGCGGACACAATCATCTTCCTCTATCGTGAGGCTTATTACTTACTACGAGAAAAGTCAGACGATCCAAGCAAGCAGGCAGAAATAGCCGCCAAGTTGATCGACTGCGAAAACGTCCTGGAATTTGCCATCGCAAAGCAGCGTAACGGGCCGGTCACTTCGATTGACCTGTTCGTGGATGTTGCTTCGTCAGCGGTGCGCGATTTGGAAAGGCTTCATTGATGAGCGTTCAAGCTATTTCATGGGCTGTGACATTTGACGCGGAAAACGCCACGGAAAAGGCTGTTCTGCTAATACTCGCCAACTATGCGGATGGAAACGGCGTTTGTTTCCCCGGTCAGCAAAGCATTGCCAAGCAATCGGCATGTTCTGATCGCTCTGTTCGCAGGGTTCTTGATAGCCTTGAGGAACGCGGGATCATCCGCCGCATTATGCGCCGTAGAGGTGATGGAACTCGTACCAGTGACCGCATTATTCTCGTAGCTTTTCAACAAGTGGCCAATTTGTCCGCTTGCGAAGAGCAAGAGGACAATCTGTCAACATCAACCGGACATACTGTCAAAACCAACCGGACATCCTGTCCTAATCAACCGGACACTGTGTCCAGGCTCACTACGTTTGAACCGTCAGGGAACCATCAGCGGCAGCGCGCGGACGCAGGCAAGCCAGCCGATGACCTTTCTATTCTCCAAAGCAAACTGACCGCAGCAGCCGGAGACAAGATACAGCCTCATGGCGTTTTCGATCTCAGTGCAATAATTGGCCTGATCTCAGCTGGCGTGGATTTGGAAACCGATATCCTGCCGACCATCAGGGCCAGAGCTGCCACGATGCAGCGACCCGCCAAGGGATGGAACTATTTCACCGACGCCATCAAGGACGCCCATAACCGCCGCATTAAAGCAGGCGAGGGCCTTGCCAAACCCGCGCACATAATCACGCCAGACACTGAGTTAGCGCCGGAAATCCTAGAAGCCGAATGGGAAAAGCGTCTCAGGTACGCCCGCAGAAATTCGAACTGGATTTCAGCGGTGTGGGGTCCAATGCCCGGAGATGATGGGTGCCGTGTTCCAAGCAATCTACTTCAACCAACCGATGGAAAAGACCGCTACGGCGTCCGTTGGGATGACCAGTCAAAGAGGGCAGCGTAATGGATCATTCGAATTTTGGGCATCAGTTCGAGCACCCGCTTGGAGCTTATCAGGGTATGAATCCTGCATTCGTTCAGAAGGTATGGGCTAAGCGCCGAGCAGAAGAAAAGCGCAAGCGTGAGCAGGAAGAACGTGCCCAGCTTAAGGAACTTCGTAAGCAGGAAGCCCGCGAACGCGCTGAACGTGTTGCGCGGATGCTTGAGGACGCACGAAAGAGAGAACTGGAAAAGGTTCGTGCCGCTAACCGTCCTTTGGTCGTGGATATCATCGCGGCTGTCGCTAATGATTTTAACGTCTCCGTGAAGGACGTGATGAGCCGGGACCGCCGTTACACTGTGGTCAAGGCCAGACATGCAGCAATGGCAGAAGTGGCAAAACTCCGGCTCGATCTATCAACCGTGAAGATCGGTGAGTTGTTCGGCGGTCGTGACCATTCCACCGTTGTCCATGCAATCCAGAAATTCGGGATTAACAGAGAAGCGCTCAAGAGCGCTCACAAACAAGCGGCATAGGAGAGGGTGATGCAGACGATACACATCGTGAGAGAGACCTCCACAATTTTGCATTGGACGTTGAGCGCACTATTGGCCTCAATTGCGGTTCTGTTTTTGGTAGTGGCACTCAAAGTGTGGCGCGGCGATCTAGACTAACCCCAGTCAGCGAGGAACGGACATGGCGGCGTACAGTAAGGCGAGCAAGCGAAAGCTCAAGAAGGGCAGACCGTTGTTGCCAGCGGCAGAAAGGGAGCCGAACGGACGCAAGAGCAGGCGTAAATCTGCTGTCATGCGCAGGACCCATGAAACTGAAGCGGAAACCAAGATGGTTGTTATCGCAGCTCGCATGAAGGCGGGTCTAACGCGCAGCATTGCAGAGCGGCCAGAGGCGGGAAGCGTTCTGGGGCGGCTGCATATCCTATTTGGCGACCGGATAAGCTACGCACATTATCTGGCTGGCCTCCGGTACGGCGAAGACTATTGCCGATATTACGCTCTAAGCGGCATTCCATATCCGTCAGCCAGAGCACATGACATGACACGAGTTCGCGGGCTTGGCGTCGACAAGCCTGAAGCAGCAGAGCAGGCGCGTGAACGCATACTTGATCTGGGCGAACAAATCCGCAAGGTGGATCAACCAGGGCGACCAGTGGCTAGCGTTATCCGCCGCGTATGCATCCTTGACGAAGATACCGGAATGCATCTCCCTCACATGGTAAAGTTTCTCGTAACCGGCTTGGATATTCTCGTGGATTTCTATGGTATTCCCAAGAACGCAGAACCGGCCCCCTTGACTAACGAATGACATTTAGTCAGCCTGAATACGGTAGGTGATTTGCGCCTACAGAGAGATTTCAGCGGCTTTCGGGCCGCTTTTTGATTCCGGGGCAGTGCCTCAACGGAATGCGAGAGGGAGACATTCATTCCCGCCCTGTCTACGGATAGGCTCGCGCATAATGCGAGGCGGTGAAAGCCGTGAAGGTTGCGGTTCGTTCGTGGCCGTTCCTCGCACACAGGAGCGGTACAGAACCGAATACGAGCCGCTGTGGGCCTTCTGGCGACCAAACGCGAACGGTGACAGGCGGGGAGAGTAGCCGCACAGAAATCCGCCCTCATGCAGTACCGCCCCACTTATCCGGGTAGCGCGAGACATGAGGGATTGAGACAGCGGAGAGCCATGAAGGGACCGCGAGAGTTAAAGCGTTATGTCGCCAAGAACCGTAAAATGCTGAAAGGCAGATGCTGGGATGATCTCGTCATCTTCAAGCTGGAACGGTGCAAGAAGTGGCGGAAAGCGCATCGCAGGCCTAGAGATGGTTATCTCGTACAGTAAACACCGGATCGGCCTCTGTTTCATGCTTCCGGTGTCAGTAATCAGAACGGCGGCGCTGAGAGCGCTAGGTGACATAAGGCGAGCTTGCTGTGGTCACGTACAGGCACCGTCAAGTCGTTCTGAAACAGTTGCAATGGACCGGTACTAACGCGCTAGCGATTGGAACCGTTTCCGATAGGGCAGAGGGTGACGCCAATCACTTTCTGCCCGCATCTTTCAGCCGTCGCCTTCGGGTGGCGGCTTTTTCATATCCATCACCCACTAGAGGAAGATTACGATGAGCAAAGATGAAGCAGCAATCGAACAGGAAATTCAGGACAAGGGCTTGAATGCCCCGCGCCTGACGCCGGACCTGATCAACGCCCAGATTAAGAGCGTGGATTACCATGTGTTCCCCGGAACGACTTTGACCGTATGCGCCATGACATTGCAAAACGGTTTCATCGTCACGGGAGAGAGCGCAGCCGCATCGCCTGAGAACTTCGATAAAGAGATCGGTCGCAAGATTGCCTATGACAATGCCCGCAACAAAATCTGGGCATTCGAGGGCTACGCTTTGCGTGACGTTTTGTCTGGCCGGTCAATTCGGCAGGACTGACCAAGCCCCGCCATCGAGCGGGGTTTTTCGCATCATAGGGAGCGACACTCCTTTCACTCATCCCACCGGGCGATGAGGCAATAGCTACACTCGTGGGTGAAGAGCCCGACGCTGGCTGCTCCGGGGTGAGAACCCTGCATATCACGGTGTGAAGTGGGCAGGCCCGGATATTACCAACAGAGGATCGGATATGAAGCGCATCGTCGCAGCGTTGCCGTGGATCGGGTTAATGATGATGTACGGCGGTATCATTGCCGAATGTTTTGGAGCGCCGCTGAATTACACCGCGCCCATTGCGCTTGCTGGTCTGGCTATCTTTGGCCCGTTTCATTGGAGAACGATGCGATGACTGCTCTTGCAGCTACGACCGCCGCAGCAACCGGCGCGGACACAGCCACGCTGCCAACCAAGGCAAGCGTCGATGCGATCATTACGGCCTGCAACAACAACCTTGCTGATCTTCAGGCGAAGGTGAATGCAATCATTGCAGCGCTTAAGGCTTAACGGCCTGATAGCGATCAAGAGGCAATCGGTATGAGTGAGCGCGATCCGGAAACAGGACGCTTCCTTCCGGGCAATAAGCTTTGGGAGGCGCGTTCTTCCCATGGGCGCAATCCCAAGTTCAGCAATCCTGATGATCTGTGGGACGCTTGCTGCCAATATTTCGAATGGGTGGAAGCCAATCCGCTGTTCGAAGACAAGGTTACATCATTCCAGGGGGTGAATACCCACGAACCGATTGCGAAGATGCGGGCAATGACATTGCAAGGGCTTTGCCTTTTTATCGATGTAACTACGAAACAGTGGTTTGAATGGCGTAAGAGCCGCCCCGACTTAGGTGACGTCATTACGCGAGCTGAAGCTGTCATCTATCAGCAGAAGTTCGCCGGGGCCGCTGCTGACCTTCTCAATGCCAATATCATTGCTCGCGATCTCGGACTTGCAGACAAGAGCGAATTGACCGGCAAGGATGGTGGACCAATCGAAATGAAGGATACAGACGGTTACGATCTTGCCCGTCGCATTGCCTTCGCATTGAGCGGAAAGAATGACAAATCTGCTGGATGACATTCTGCAGCGCTTTGAAGCGCTCCCGCAGGATGTTCAAGACCAGATCAAGAAGGATGCACTGACGGCCACGAATGGCCGTTTTTTTATACCCAATCCGGGACCGCAGATTGATGCGCTCCATTCTGAAGCCGATGAACTGTTTTTCGGCGGATCGGCGGGTGGCGGTAAGTCCTCATTCCTGTGCGGTACGGCGGTAGACGATCATCAGCGTTCGATCATCTTCCGCCGTGAATACCCGCAGATCAAGGGGCTTGAGGATGAAGTTTCCAAGCTGATCGGCGGGCGGGCTGGGTATAATGCGCAGGATAAAATCTGGCGCTTGCCGAAGGGTAATGTGCTGGAGTTCGGTTCCGTCCCGCACGAAACGGACGTTGAGAAGTACCAGGGTCGCGCCCACGATCTCAAAGGCTTCGATGAGATTACCCACTTCAGTGAAGCGCAATACCGCTTCCTGATCGGCTGGACGCGCTCGACCGACCTTAATCAGCGGTGCCGCGTCATTGCTACTGGCAACCCTCCCACGACGCCGGAAGGTTATTGGGTTGTAAAGTACTGGGCGCCATGGCTCGACAAGTCGCATCCCAACCCCGCTAAACCGGGTGAGCTTCGATGGTTTACCACTATCGACGGCAAGGACGTTGAATGCGAAGGGGCAGACGAGATCGAGGTGAATGGCCGTATGGTCAAGCCACGGTCACGGACGTTCATTCCAGCCAAGCTTGAAGATAATCCTGACCTTATGGCAGCTGGCTACGCTTCTGTTCTAGAAGCCATGCCGGAAGAATTGCGCATTCGTATGCGTGACGGTCGCTTTGATGCCGAGGTAAAGGACGGCGATTTTCAAGTCATCCCTACCGAATGGATACGGATGGCGCAGGCAAGATGGACGCCCGAAGTGCCTAACGGCATGGGAATGTCCAGTCTTGCGCATGACGTTGCATTAGGTGGCGGTGATGCAAACACTTTTGCCCGTCGTCATGGCCATTGGTATGACGAAATCATTTCAGAACGCATCAAGGGGATGATTGACCCGATAGACCTCGCTGCCCGCGATCTGGCGTTGATGCGCGATGGCTGCACGGTCATCATCGATATGGGCGGCGGATATGGCTCCGGTGTCTATTCTCATCTGAAAAACAATGTTCGTGGAATTAATCTCGTGCCGTTCAATGGTGCGGACGAGTCCCGGAAATCAACCCGCGACGGGAAGTTGAAGTTCGTAAACAAGCGCGCTGAAACAATGTGGAAGTTTCGCGAGGCGCTTGAACCAAATCTCGGTGAGCCGGTGGCATTGCCACCCGATCCCGAACTACTGGCAGATCTTGCCGCTGCAACGTGGAAACTCACACCTCGCGGCATTCAGGTCGAAAGCAAAGTCGAAATCAAAAAGAGATTGGGCCGATCCCCGGACAAAGGTGATGCGGTCGTTATGGCGTGGTCTGCCGGTGAAAACTCGGTGGATGCCCGCATCAAGCGCGCTTCGAACAAACAGCGCCAGACAACAGCAAACGTTGGACATCAGCAGGCCAAGCGCCGCCGCAGATGAAAGGATGAAATCATGAGCTTTGGTGGACCGAAAGTTAAACCGCAGCAAACCCCGGTCATGCCGGATGAACAGGACCCGCAGGTATTGGAGGCCCGTCGCCGCCGTGCGCTGGAAGTTCAGACTCGTGGCGGTCGCCAGTCAACCATTCTGACGGGTGGTTCGGCATCGAGCGGGCAGGGTAATCAGACCCTCGGCGGCGCACAGTAAGGCGGTCTGTTTATGACCAACACGGCACTGGAGCGGCTCGTCAAGATCGGTGATGCGCTCTTCACCAAGCGCGCACAGGTTGACAGTCTCTGGCAGGAACTGGCTGACCATTTCTTTCCAGAGCGGGCCTACTTCACCCGCACCTATGTCGAGGGCGACGACTATGCGTCGTGGCTGTTCGACAGTACGCCAGTGATGTTCCGCCGTGATCTTGGCAATAACCTGTCTTCCATCCTTCGCCCACCTTCCAGCATCTGGTTCAAGGTGCGGACCGGCGTCCAGAGCGTGGATGAGAAGACGGTAAACCGTGAATGGCTCGATAGCGCGACAAGCATCCTCCGCCGCCACTATTACATGCCGATTTCCGGCACTGTGAAGGCGATGAAGGAATGTGATCATGATTTCGTAACCTTCGGCAACGGCGCAATCTCCTGCATGGCCAAGCCGGAAGGATATCTGTCCACGCGCAATCACCATCTGCGCGATGTGGTTTGGATGGAGAACGATGATGGGTCCATTGACCACGTGCAGCGTCGTCGCAAAATCACGGGACGTAATATCCTCAAGAAGTGGCCGAATGCGCTCCCCGGTGATGTGAAAGCTGCAATCGAGCAAGACCCGACTTCGGAATACAAATGCCGTCATATCTGCGTACCGGCTGAAGAATACTACGATGACATGAACAGCAAGCGGGCGAAGAAGCGCCAGCCGTTCATTTCAATCTGGGTACTTGTCGACAAGGGCTGTCACATTCTGGAGGAAATGCCTCTCCAGCAGAATTGCTATGTCATCCCACGCTGGCACACCATGTCGGACTCGCAGTATGCCGTTTCTCCGGCTGCTGTTGTGGCTCTACCAGATGCCCGCATGCTTCAGGACATGAAGCGCACGCTGATCGAAGCCGCTGAAAAGAGCGTCGATCCGCCCGTTGTTGCAACGGAAGACGCGGTTCAAGGTGGTGTCAATCTCTATGCGGGTGGCATTACTTGGCTGGATGCCGACTATGACGAGCGCCTTGGTGCCGGTTTGCGTGCTCTTGAGTTGGGTAAAAACCCCGCTCTTGGGATAGATATCATTCAGGATATCCGCGCAACTTTGGCTGATGGCTGGTTTATCAACAAGCTGAACCTGCCTGCCTCTGGCGATATGACCGCGTATGAGGCTCAGCAGCGTGTGAAGGAATACGTTCGCGCAGCAATGCCTATCTTCGAGCCTTTCGGTTCGTCCTATTCGTCGCCTGTTCTCGACCTGCAATTCAGCCTTCTGATGAAGATGGGCGTATTCGGCGCACCAAATGAAATCCCGGAAGACTTGCAGGGCCGTGAGATTGAATTCCAGTTTGATACTCCGTTGCAGGAAGCCGAAGGACGCTCAAAGGTTATTGCATTCGGTGAAGTGACCCAGATCGTCGGTACGGCGGGCCAGCTTGATCCTGCGGCACCGAAAAACGTCGATGCAGTGAAGGCCATGCGTGATGCTGTTGAAGGCACGGGCGCCCCGGCTGACTGGCTTATTGACGCTGACAGTCTGGAAGAGGCTGACGATACCCAGAACGGCGGCATTGATCTCGAAGGCGCTGCACAGGTTCTCCCTCTCGTCAAAGAGGGGGGCGCAGCAGCCAAGAACGTAGCGGAGGCCGTCAAGGCAATCGCAGGCGGTGGCAATGCCCAGTAAGTCGATATTCGACCCTGTGGCGCTCACGGATGATGAGCGTCGTGCATTCAAGGCAATGAGCGAAGGCAAGGCAAGCGGGCGCCAGCAGCAGCTGGCCTTGTCCAGCATTGTCAATCGTCTTTGCGCCTATCCGGGCATCGTGGCCCATGAAAACACTAATGCAACCTACTTCATGTCAGGCCGACACTTCGTCGGCGCGGCGATTGTTGGCGTCGTCAACTCGCCATTTAAACAGAAAGAGGAAGATAAGTCGTGAGTGACGAACTCAACACTGAGAATGGTCAGCCGGTAGCAGACGCGCCGGTAGATACGACTACCCCGGAACGTGACCCGATTATCGGCGGGCAGGGTTCTGTTGCCGATGAACCGACTGCCGAAGAGCCTAAAGGCGATGGCAAACAGCCGGAACCAACCAAGGCGGAAACTTCATGGCCGGAAGACTGGCGCGAGAAGGCGTCAGGCGGCGATGAGAAGGTCAAGAAAATTCTCGACCGCTATGCTTCTCCAAAAGATATCGCCAAGGCACTTGTGGAAGCACAGACGGCCTTGCGCACCCGTCCAGCGGCCAAGAACGAGCCATTCCCTGAGAAGGGCACGGAAGACGAGCAGAAGGCTTGGCGCGAGCAGAACGGTGTCCCTGCTGATATCAAGGGCTATGAAATCGAAGGTTTCGACAAGCTGCCTGATGATCTGAAGCAGAACTACCAGGGCTTTCTCGAAGAAGCGCACAAGCGCAACATGCCAGCATCGACCGTCAAGGAAGCCGTCGCGATCTATCGTCAGATGGAGCAGGCAGCGACTGATAAGTTGGTCGAAGAAGATATCACTCGCGAAGAAACGGCACGCGATACGCTGATCGATGAATTTGGTGGGCGTGTCGAGTTCAAGCGCAACGTTGCAATGGCAGACAATTATGTCTCTGCCCGCTTCGGTGAGCTTGGACCACTTCTCATGCATGGGCGCCTTGCTGACGGATCCAAGATCGGCAGCAACCCTGAAGTTATCAAGTTTTTCGTAAATCTCGCCCGCGATGAGGGGTATGCCGGTGATCTTGTCCCGGATAATCCCGGCGCAGGTGGCCGCAGCATCGATGATCGTATCTCGGAGATTGAAGCTCTGATGCGCAAGGATGGCGGCAAGGAATACTGGTCTGATGCGAAGGTCCAGAAGGAATACAACGACCTTCTTCAGGCTCAGGAACGGCGTTCCGGCAAGGGACGCTAATACACTCGCGGCTTCCCCTGTTTTACAGGCCCCGCACAAAACAGCCGGTTAGACGGCATTCACCCGCAGAAACGTGACGCCCCGTAAGGACCAAGCAGCCCCGCCCAAGCGATTGAGCGGCATCCCTGCGCACGTCTGAACGGCCTCCCGAAACGTGAGCGAACCCTGACGCAACCCAGCCGAACAGGAGTTTTCTCATGGCTGATAGTGCATTTCAAAAACAATACCGCCAGGAGTTTATCGCTGGCTTCGAACAGGGGCAGTCCCTCCTTCGTTCCAGCGTTACGACCGAAGCGGTCATCAAGGGCAATGAAGCGGTTTTCCTCGTGGCAGACACGGGCAACGCTGAGCCTGTAACCCGTGGCCTTGACGGCAACATTCCGTCCCGCCCCGACAATCTCAACCAGTACACGGCGACTCTTGTCGAATGGCACGACAAGCCGAAGCGTACGAACTTCAACATCTTCGCATCGCAGGGCGACGGTCGCCGCATCATGCAGACCGGCACCGTCAAGGTGATGAACCGCAAGATTGACCAGGACATCATCGGTCAGCTGAATACCGGCACCCAGACCACGGGCGCCGCTGCCGCTGCATCGCTGGCAATGGTCATGAAGGCTCGTACCATCCTCGGCAACAGCGAAGTCGATATCGAAGAACTGGATAACATGTTCTTCGTCTGCACGCCTGCCTTCATGGGCAATCTGCTGCAGGTCACCGAGTTCGCCTCTGCTGACTATGTTGATATCAAGCCGCTGAACGGTCCTACCCGCCGTATGGTGCGTTGGGCTGGCTTCAACTGGGTTGAGCATCCCCGTCTTCCGGGCCGTGGCACGAACGCTGCCAAGTGCTTTGCGTACCATCGCAATGCAATCGGTCATGCCGTCAATACCGGCGAAATGTCGGTTAACGCCGGTTACAACGATGAAGACGATTACTACTGGGCACGTTCGAGCATCTTCATGGGTTCGAAGCTTCTCCAGAACTCCGGCGTTGTTGTCGTCAACCACGACGATACGACCCTCTCGGCGTAAGAAAGGAGCTTGAACCATGGCTTACGTCTCCAACGACCTGAACCTTGTGATTGAAAATGTCGGGGGCAAAACCCCGCGCATCTTCACCTACAAGACCGCAGACAATCTGGCCGCTATCACTGGCGCCGGATATTTCTCGGACGGCACCGCCAAGGGCCTTCGTGTGGGCGATCTGATCCACACCATTACCCCGACGGGTGCGGGTTACTCGATGTTCAAGATTACCGCTGTCAGTGCAGCAGGTGCAGCCACCGCAAGCGCGGCTACTGCTATCTCGTAATCAACATCATGACGGGCGGTGCAATCCTGTGCCGCCCGTTTTTTCTCCAACAAAAGAGGCTTTCATGTCTGCTTCGTTGACGCCTTCGCGCATGAGCGCGCAGGGCTATAAGAACCGTGCGCCTTTCTTCGTCGTTTGCGAAGCAGGTACGGAATATAAATCAATCCTTGCACCGGCATTCTGGGCGCATGTGGCCGCGTCTCTCCGTCCTTATGACCGTATTGAGGTCGTTTCGGAAGATGGCGCATTCTATGCGGAATTGCTTGTTCGCTCGGTGCGCACTGCTTCGCTTGATGTTGTCGAGCTTCGCCATGTCAAACTTGACGGCAAGGTTGATATCGATCTGAGCCGGGACTCGAAATACCGCTATCAGTATCGCGGCCCCCATTCCTCCCATTGCGTCATCCGCCTTTCTGACAATGAAGTCGTTGCCGAGAATCTTCCGAGCAAGGACGCGGCGGTTAAGTGGATCGACTCGCAAGAGCGTGCAGAAGCTGCTTGAGGCTTGATTGATGGCTGAACGGCTCGAACTCTATAACGGCGCTCTTGATCTGATTGGTGAGGAACCACTCGCCACCCTGTCAGACGAGAACAAGGCACGCCGTGCGCTTGATCGTCAGTGGGATCGCGTTGTGCGTTCGCTGCTGGAATCTGCGCAGTGGAAATTCGCCATGGTGACGGTTGAACTGACCCATGACGAGGATTTCGAGCCGCAATTCGGCTTTCAGTTTGCCTTCAGCAAGCCGACCGATTGGCTTCGCACCTATACCGTATCGAGCGTTCCCTCGCTCATCCCGCCACTTTCCCGCTTTGTGGAAGAGTCCGGGCTGATCTACGCCGATGTTGACCCGCTTTATCTCAAATACGTCTCATCATCGATAGAGGCGGGTTGGGACTTAGGCCGATGGACCGCGCTGTTTGAGGACGCGGTTATAGCCACACTGGCTGAAAAAGCCTGCCCAAGCATTACAGAAAGTGAAGCGAAGCTCGACCGGGTGACGGGGCAGGCGGCTGTCGCTCGCCGTCTGGCGCGCAGCCACGATGCTTTCCGGGAAGGGCCTAAAGAGTGGCCGGATGGCAAGTGGGTTTCGTCCCGTCGTGGTTCTCGTGGGAGCCGTAGGGAATACTGATGGCTTCGACAAATAACCTCGTTTATGCACTCAATGGCGGTGAAGTCGGTATTGATACGATTTCGCGTATCGACTTGGCCAAGATGCGCCTTGCCGCTGAAACGTGCGTCAACTTCTTCCCGAAGACAGTTGGGCCAATTTTCCTTCGTCCTGGCACCGAGTTCCGTTCTGTAACTCGCGGGAACAAGCGCGCCCGCCTTGTACCATTTGTCTTTTCCGCCACCGATACGGCACAGCTGGAATTTACAGCGAACGAGTTCCGCCCTCTGCTGGACGGAAAGCCCATTGTCCGTCCAGTTGTTTCCACCAACATCACGAGTAGCGATTTCGGGTCACCCACCGGATGGACACTGGTCGCATCAGCCGGAGCGACGGCACAGATCACGGGCGGGTATCTCCTGTTGAATGCGATAGCGCGTGGATCAAGCGCGCTTGCAAAGCAGCTTGTCACCGTATTCCCGGACAGTGTGAATGTTCAGCACGCCTTGCGGGTGGTTGTAACACGAGGCCCGATCACTCTTCGCGTCGGGTCTACCGAAGGTGGCGATCAGTACATCAGTGAAACCAGCCTTCGTTCAGGAACCCACAGCATTGCATTCACCCCATCGGGAAACTTCTGGGTTCAGTTTCAGAATACCGGCAATGCTGAGCGCTCTGTTGACACGTGCGTCATTGAGCAGTTTGGCGATCTCGTTCTCCCGACGCCGTGGGGTGAAAGCATTCTTCGTGAGATACGTTTCGAACAGTCGGCAGACGTTATCTTCGCCACACATCAGTCCACTGAAATTAAGCGCATAGAACGTCGCGGAACCCGTTCGTGGTCTCTTGTCAGCCATCAGATCAACGATGGGCCGTTTCTCGCCGCCAAGACGGCAGATTTGCGAATGAACATCAATGCCACAAGCGGTATTACCACACTGGAGACGACCGCACCATTCTTTAAAGAGGGTCACGTCGGGGCAGTTTTCCGCCTGTTTCATCAAGGTCAGTACAAGACCGATATCGTAGCAGGCGCAAACCAGTGGTCCGATCCCATCCGAGTCAAAGGCATTCAAGGCAGCGGTAAGGGCTTTACAGTCGTTATTACAGGCACGTGGGCCGGGACACTACAGCTTCAGACTTCGATTGATGGTGATGACGCGGGCTTTTTTGATGACAATGAATGGAAGTCCGGCACAGGTGATGCAACGGGTGCTTTTACCGCCAACAATGGCGGCGCGGCTCGATATAAGGGTGACGGCTACGACAATATAATCCACTGGGTCCGCATTGGTTTCCCGGCTGGGCAGTATACATCAGGTGCAGCCAGCGTTTCCTTACTGTATCCGGGGGGCGGCGGGGCCGGGGTGTGCCGCGTCCTTTGGATAAACTCTCCCACCTCTGCTGCCGTCGAGGTTATCAAGCCGATGTTCCGTTCTGTCTCATGGACGGATGATTGGAAAGAGGGGCTGTGGTCTGGTGTTCGTGGTTGGCCATCTTCGGTTGCCTTGCACGAGGGGAGGTTGTGGCTTGGCAGCAAGGACTCGATAGCGGGTTCTGTTTCAGACGCTTTCGATTCCTTCGATGGTGATACCGAGGGCGATGCAGGCCCGATTATTCGCTCAATCGCGACCGGTCCGATTAACTACGCTCAATGGATACTGTCGCTTGGCCGTCTTGTTGTTGGGACGTCTGGCGCCGAAAGCGTTCCGCGTTCGTCGTCATTCGATGAGCCGATGACGCCGACGAATTTTTCTATCAAGGACGCTTCGACGCAGGGCAGTGCAAATATCCAGCCCGTGAAGATCGACCGAAACGGTGTTTTTGTGCAGCGTTCAGGAAAGCGGATTTACGAGTTGTCCTATGACTCTCAGGCGCTGGATTATGCATCGTCCAACCTGACACGGTTTAATCCTGAGATTGCTGAAAGTGGAGCGCTAGAACTTGCCGCACAACGTCAGCCAGACACACGGGTTTGGTGCGCTCTGGGGAATGGGCAGTGCGGCATTCTTCTCTATGAGAAATCAGAAGATGTAACAGGATGGCATAGGTTCGAAACAGACGGAGAAGTCGTTTCCGTTTGCGTAACGCCGGGGACGGAGCAGGATTTCGTATGGATGACTGTCCGCCGCAACGGCAATTATTACAACGAATTGCTACGCTTCGATACAGAGGCGACGGGCGGTACTGCCAACCGTATGCTCGATAGCCATGTCTTCATCCAGAATAACGGCAATAGCGCTATCGTGACGGGCCTGACGCATCTTAATGGCCGTACAGTCCTTGTATGGGCTGATGGCAAGCGTGTGCCTGGGCAATTTGTCGTAGCTTCAGGCCAGATAACACTTCCATACCCGGTAACAACGGTATGCGTCGGTCTTCCGTATAAGGCTCGCTTCAAGTCGACCAAGCTCGCTTACAGTTCGGATGCTCCGATGAACCAGTCCAAGAGGCTTGTGCAGGTTGGAGTGGTTTTGAAAAACACTTCCCTTAGCTCTCAGGCGCTCCGGTTCGGTGACAGTTTCGCAAAGATGGACCCGCTCCCGAGGACATTGAACGGTATTCCGGTGAACGACGATGACGTTCTGACGGGGCACGAGAGCAGAACATTTCCTGTTCCCGGTTCGTGGCAGGAAGATGCCCGGCTCTGCATCGAGGCGTCGGCACCATACCCCGTGCAAATCAATTCATTGACGGTACAGGTGGGTTTGCATGACAAGCGATAATCCCTTGCGTCTTCCTCCGAACGCCTCCATCCGCGAGATAACGAAGCGGGAAATCTATTATCTGTCGCATCGGCAACTTCTTCCCTCGTCATTTATTGGGTCCGTAGTTTCATTGAACGGCAAGGATGTAGCGGCGTGGGCGGCATATGCCCATTGCGGCGATATGTGGCTCTCGGCCCACTTTGAAGAGGGCATAGCCAAAAGGCATCAGGTGACGGTTCACCGGGTTGCATTGCTGTTTCTGGCTGGCCTCAAAGCCCACGGGTTCAAATTGAAGGCTTGGCCAGACCCGGAAGTTCCTCGTTCTCGTGAATGGCTCCAGCGCCTCGGTTTCACCGAAGTCAACTCTCATCTCTGGGAGATGTAATTAATGGCATTTCTAGCACCTATCGGCGCAGCTATCGGCTCCGCTGTAAGCTCAGTCACGTCTACAATCGGCACTGCTGCGACTATCCTCGGTGGCGGACTGAGTGCAGCCGGTACTATCGCGTCAGCAAATGCCCAGGCAAACGCGGCTGAATTCGAAGCCAAGCAAGCGGAACAGCGTGCAGCAGAGGAGCGGGCCGCATCCGTTCAGGAAGCGCAGCTAAAGCGCAAGGAAGGGCAGCTGATGCAGTCGCGGCTTCAGGCTGCTGCTGCCGCTTCTGGAGCAGGTGCGGGCACCGACGCGCCAACTGTCGCTATGCTCGGCGAAAGCATTGCAGGTCAGAGCCGGCTTAATCAGCTTATGGAAACCTACGGCGGTGAAAGCCGTGCGCGTGGTTATGAAGATCAGGCTGCATCACGACGGGCGAGTGCACGCTCTGCTCGTCTTGGTGGGCTGATCGGGGCAGGCACTTCAATTCTTGGTGGCATATCTCGCTATAAGGGTATGGCATAATGGCGGTGTTGCCTTCAGCAAACGATTTATCGCGGCCAGCTTCAGCGCGTACCGGGCGCATTATTGCGAGTGGGCCAGAGGACTCAGTTGGTCCGGCTCTACAGCGTCTCGGCGGCGTTGTCTCGGCTATTGGGGAAGAACAGAAGCGGCAGCAAGATGCCCTTGGCATGGCCAAGGCAGAGGCTGAACTTAATCAGGGCCTGATCAATGTCGGCAAGCAGTTCGACAATGACCCGGATTATGGCACATTCAGCCAGCGTGCGCCGAAGGCAACCGGCGATGTTGTCAATCGTGCCGCGAAGCATATCAGCGACCCGAACTTGCGCGAGCGTTGGGTTCAAGGCGCCAATACCGATGCGGTTCGCCTGAATGCCAGCATCGACGGCAAGGCTGATATTCTCGGCAAACAGGCCACGATTGCCAACCTGGATCAGGCTCTTGAAACGCAGCGCCGTATTTATGTCGATCCAGAGACGACAGAAGAACAGAAGCAGAAGGCTCGTGCAGATATCCAAGCCACGCTTGAAGTTGCTTCGAAAACCGGCATCCTGACGCCTGATGAAGCGGACAGGCGAGCACAGCTTAATCTTCGAGATGCGAATTATAGCCGTGCGAAACTGATTGCAGAGCGCGATCCTGACGCAATTCTCAATCTTAACCGCGGCAGTGTTGCCCAACTCATTACAGCTAAAGCGCAGCAGCACGGAGTTCCCGCTGACATCGCTATTGGCATTGGCAAGATTGAGAGCAATCTGAACCCAAAGGCGAAGGCTGGGACATCATCGGCATCCGGCGTATTCCAGTTGATCAATAGCACTGGCAAACAATATGGGGTTACAGACCCGCTTGATGCGAACCAGAATATTGATGCTGGCATCCGTCTAACCAGGGACAACATCAACAGCCTGCGCAGTTCCACTGGCCGCGAACCGACGCCGGGTGAGGTATATCTCGCACATTTCAGCGGTGTGGGTACTGCTCAAAAGCTTGCATCAACTTCGAATGATGCTCCAGCAAGCGACGTGTTCAGCACCGCAGCAATAAAAGCGAACCCTACCATTCTGGCCGGAAAATCTGTGGGTGAGGTGAAGCAGTGGGCTGAGCGCAAGATGGCTCAAGCCATGGGGCGTCCTGTCGACAATGTTTCTACAGGATCCGTCACGCCACAACAGCCAGCGTCAGAACCGATCCCAGCCTGGTATCAGGACATGTCGCCTGAACAGCGTCAAGCTGTCTACGAGACGGCAGAGCGGGTCAGCCTACAGCGGAAGGCTCAATCAGACGCCAGCCAGAGAGCTTTACAGGACAGCGTTCGCGACAATTATGCACTGCGCATTGCCACGGATGACCCGACCCTAACAACGCAGGACATTCTCGCTGACACGCGCATTGATAATGGTGTCAAGGCCTCTCTGGTCAATAGCTACAATACGGCGATGAAAACAGCCATTGAAAGCGCGAGGGCTGTTGCAGCTTATTCCAGTGGTACACTTCGCGTCGACCCGTATTCGACCGATGGAAGAAAGCAGGTTGATGCGGTCGGGAATGCAATTGAAACGATGGTGCCAGAGGAGCAACGCCAGTCAGCACTTGAAGGCTTGGTTCGCCAGTCTGGTACTGTTCCGCAGCCTATCATTAACCGCATCCGAGCAGGGGCTGAAAGTCAGAATGCGGATGACGTTCTTGCCGCCTTGCAATCGGCATCACGCTTTTCACAGGTCAATCCTTCAGCGCTTGGACGGCGCGAAGGCGGCGAGGCGGTGCAACGCAAGGTTGATGACTTTGATTATTACGTGAACACGCTTAATCTTGACCCACAGGAGGCTGCACGCCGTATTGCCGAGCAGAACGACCCGAACAAGGTTCGTGATCGTAAGGCGCTTGAACCAGCCGCTAAAGAGTTCCGCAAGTCTCTCGAAGGAGCGAACCTTGGCGCGCTGTTTGATGAAAGCTGGCTGCCTTTCAATACGCCGAATGTCGGCTTTACTGAAGGGCAGGCGGCAGGGATCGCGGCTGATTATTTGGCGATTGCCGAAGAACAGTTCTTTGCGACGGGCGGAAATGCGGAACTCGCAAAGACCCGCGCCGAGAAGGAAATGAAGCGTCTCTATGGTGTTTCTGACCTCAGTGGCGCGAAAACAGTCATGAAGTATCCGCCTGAAAAATTCTGGCCGGTAATGCCGGGTGAAAGCGATCCATACGGTTATGTTAAGGACCAGCTTATCAATGATCTGGCGTCCACCTTTCCCGATGACGCCTCTCTGAACCCACGCAAGTCCGGCACTGGATTTGTGGGAAATGTGGCCGGAAGAACCGTTGATATCCGCGATGAAAGCGGGTTGCCTGAGTTTCGCAAGCTCGCCCGCGACGACATTATGAAACGGGTTATTCTCGTGGCAACGCCGCAGACCGGCGCCGAAATCAAGGCGAACCAGCTTCCCGGCTATACGGTACTTTTCAAAGACGACGCGGGGAATATCCAGACACTGTACGGAAAGCAGTGGCGACCGGACGTGTCGGCTGTCGTCAAGCAAACGGAACAGCAACAGCAAAGCCGTCTTGAGCGGGCCTATGATTATCAGGCCACCGGGCAAACTATGGCGGATTACCTTCGGGGCGGGGAAATACCAATGGGTGCAGGCTCTGCATGGGATAACCCAGAACAGCAGCAGATTATTCCGCAGGAAGGTAACTAATGCCATTCTACGAACCGTCTGTCCGCGTTCAGGATTTGATGAACGTTGCTCCCGTCGAAGAACCGCAAGACCCTTCGCTTGGTGAAACGGTCGGGGCAGCGTTCCGCACGGAAAACATCGTTGGTTCATATCTGTCATCCCGCGGGGAAATCAATCCTTATGAAATCGATGACCCAAGCTTTAACGCTATCGATTATGTGAAGGATGATCCGGATTATGCGCCGTATGTCGAACAGTTCGGCGGCGTGTTCAATCGTAAGGCCGCTGATGCGCTTAAGCTTCAGATCAAGCGCGAGGAGCAGGACCGGCGCACGTTGGATGCAGCAGGCATCAACGGCACGATAGCGTCGTTGGCCGCTGGCGTTCTTGACCTTCCTACGGTGTTCTCAGTCGGCGGCGGCATTGCCGGGGCAGGGCGCACCATATTTGGAACGGCTGTTCGCGCAGGTGTAGGCGCAGGCATTGATGCCACTGTGTCCGAGGCTGGTCTACAACTCACACAGCGAACCAGAACAGGCGAGGAAAGCGCATACAACATCGGTGGGTCTGTTCTGCTGGGCGGAGCTTTAGGCACCCTCGTAGGCCGTTATCTGTCGAATGTGGAAGCATCTGCACTGTCCCGGAAGATCGAGGAGCAGGGTAAAGGTTTTGCCGAAGCTGATAATGCTGTGTTTGGCAATGGCACTGCTCGCTCTGCCGGTGCCGCTGCGGTCGAACAAGGTCCGACGCATCTAAAGGATGAGGCGCTTATCAAGCGGCTCTGGGGTGTTCGTTCACAGGACCCGCTTATCCGTTCTCAGCTTTCCGATTTCGACAGTACGCGCCAGACGGTGCGCCAGTTGGCCGAAACGCCGCTGGAATATGCTGAGAATGCTCATGGCGCAGCAACTGAAATCGGCGGGTCTGTCGAAACCCGTATGAAGATGTGGCAGGCACCGCTTGCTGATACCTTGCAGCAGGTCGATACGATCTATGCGAAGTATTTCCACAACACACCCGATCCGACCGGCTGGCAGCGGCGTCTCGCTCCGATGCGTTCCGAGATGCAGCGTATTACGGGTGGTGACAAACTGACATTCAAGCAGTTCAAGGAGGAAGTTGGGCGAGCGGCATTTTCAGGCGATGAGCACGTTGTCCCAGAGATTGCAGAAGCGGCAAAGGCGTATCGTCAGATTGATGAGGCAATGAAGCGCGCGGCAATAGAGGCCCGACTTTTCCCGGAAGATATAAAGCTCGAAGGAGACGTCTCGCACCTCTTTCGCATGTATAATAAGGACAAGATCGCCGCATATCGTTCTGATTTCGCTCGGATTCTGAATGACTATTTCATCACAAAGCGCGATGCAGCGGCCAAGATTGGCGACGCTGAAAATGTAGCTCGAAAGGCAGACGCAAAGGCGGATGCGGCTGCAAAGAAAGCTCAGGAGTTCTCACGACTTTCTGACGATGAAGTCAAAGACCTTGTTGAGGAAACGATTGATACGATCCTCGGCAACGCTGACGGGCGCATACCATATGACAGCATTGTTTCCGGCCCGCGCGGTCCGCTGAAAGAGCGACTTTTGCGTATCGAAAGCAAGAAGATACAGGAGTTTCTCAATACCGATATTGAGGAGGTTCTTCACGCTCAGGTGCGCACCATGTCGGCTGATGTGGAGCTTGCAAAGAAGTTCGGTTCCGTCGATATGGCCGAGCAAATTCGCAAGATCAACGATGAGGCTAATCGCAAGATTGCCGCCGTCGACGGGATGAAAGACAAGGACGGCAAGCCAGCTACACCGGAAGCAAAGGCCAAAGAGCGGGCGCGTCTGGATCGTGCGCGCAAGTCTGCTGTTCGTGACATTGAGGCAATGCGTGACCGGCTTCGTGGTCAGTATGCACTTCCGTCAAATCCAGATGGGATTGTTCTCCGCGCCGGACGTGTGGCGAGAAACCTGAACTATCTGCGCCTGCTTGGTGGCATGACGCTTTCGGCGTTCCCGGATATGGCGGGTATTGTTCTGAAGCACGGTTTAACATCCACATTCCGAGATGGGTTTGCCCCGCTCGTTTCGAACATGAAGGCCGTCAAGCTTGCTGGGGCTGAAGTGAAGGCGGCTGGTACGGCGCTTGATATGATTCTCGACAGCCGCGCCATGTCGATTGCGGAGATTGGCGATCAATTCGGGCGGGGTACTGCTTTTGAGCGCGCTATCAAGTCAGCGGGAACCCGCTTCGGTGTCGTATCGCTCATGGCGCCGTGGAATGCTGCGATGAAGCAATTCAGCGGAATGGTTGTCATGACCAATCTGCTCCGCGCTTCAGAGAAGGTCGCAAAGGGGCAGGCAAGCCCGAAGGAAATACGCAAGCTAGCCGCTGCGGGCATTAATTCCGATCTGGCCGAACGCATCACAAAGCAGTTTTCCAAGTACGGCGAAACACAGGATGGTGTATTCCTCGCGAAAGCTGCTGATTGGGATGACCGGCTCGCAAAGGAAGCCTTTCGTGCGGCTGTTGTTCGTGATGTGGATCGCATCATTGTCACGCCGGGTCAGGATAAGCCGCTCTGGATGAGCACAGAGCTTGGCAAAACAGTCGGTCAGTTCAAAAGCTTCAACGTCTCTGCCATGCAGCGCATTGCGCTTTCGGCGCTTCAACAGCGGGATGCCGAAACACTGGCCGGGGTAATGACCTCGCTTACACTCGGAGCGATGACATATGTCGCTAAGCAGGCAGTGGCAGGCAAGGAGATATCGGACGATCCGGCTGTGTGGGCGACCAATGCCTTTGACTGGTCAGGTCTTGCGGGCTGGATGATGGAAGTGAACAATATCGCTGAAAAGGCGAGCCGTGGCCGCTTGGGCCTTTCGGCTCTGACCGGCGAACAGATGAGCCGATATCAGTCAAGAAACGTTGTCGGCGCCTTCCTCGGACCTACGCCTGATGCTGTGGCAGACATATTCCAGGTGACAGGATCAATGTTTGCCGGAGATACGACGAAATCCGATCTTCACAAGATGCGGCAACTCCTGCCGTTTCAGAACCTTTTTTATATCCGTGGCCTGTTAAATCAGGTAGAAGATGCAACTGGCGATGCGTTGAACCTACCTGAGACAAGGAAGAACTGATTGTTCCTGTTTACGCTTCTCGCTGTGCTGGCTTTCTTTCCGATGATTTTCGCTGGCCTCATGACCATCTCAGCCATTCGCAAAAGGGAGTATGACTTCGCCCTGAAGTCCGGTGCTGTATTCCTCGCTTGCTTGTTGATCGTTGTGGTAGCGCCAAAAGGCAAGCTGCAAATGTCGGATGGTTGTCGATCCTATGGGCGCTTCGCCTCAGATTGCTAGAGCCGGAAGAGCTTACTGAGTACCAGTACAGAAACGCCCACAAGAACGCCGGTCGAGAAAAGCCCGATTACAAATGACGTAGCGGCCATGTTGGCATTTGCCTCGGCGGTCATCATTGACAAGAAAAATGACATAACCGCCGTGACACCAATAATCGCGAGTGAAAGTGGCGTAAACCTCTTGCCACTTGGCGCGGAACGTATCGCCCAGAACGTCGCCACGAAAGACAGGACTACCCGTACTGGGTCAAGTAGCTGCGCGATGAAAATGGCAGAAAGAACAGACATAAGCCCCCCTCAATAGCCCGAGTATTCATACATCGCCCCCGTTTTCAAGGCCCTGCGTTTCGCGGGGCTTTTCTCGTTTCAGCCGTCTCATTTGAGGCGGCTTTTTCATTGGAGCCTCCATAAATGACATCAATCAGCATCAATCGTCAGGACGGACTAAGCAGCGCGACATCTTGGAAAGGTCCGGTACGGGTTGCGACAACGACCAATATTCAGCTTTCAGACCTTCAGGTAATTGACGGGGTGATGCTCGACGCTGGCGATAGAGTGCTCGTCAAGGATCAGACAGACGCCCGATATAACGGAATCTGGGTTGTTGATACCGGACTGTGGCGCCGTGCGCGAGACTTCGCGTCAAACAGAGATGTGCGCGAAGGTACGCAAGTGTTCGTTGTAGAGGGCGCGACCTACAATCGCAGCGGATGGTACGTCTCCAGCGATGACCCGATCCAGATTGGTACGACTGATATCCAGTTCACCCAGAATATGCTCATCAACACGGAGCAACTGGAACAACTGGTCCAGCAGGCCGAGGCGGCAAGGGATGCTGCGCAGGCGGCAGAAGATGCCGCCAATAGCGTGCTCGATAGTATGCTTGAAAGGTCAGTCGGTTCTTTCGCGTCGGATGCTCTTGCCGATCAGTTTCTGATTGATAAGGGCTTGTCCAAGTTTCCCGGAACGATCTATTTTAACACCACTGATGCTGTGTGGAAATATTGGGATGGAACGGGCTGGCAGGCTTTCCCTTATGCGACGGTGGCTGATGGTTCAATTACTAAATCAAAGCTTGATGAAAGCCTTATTGAACGTATGTCTGGCTCCGGTGTCCTCGATGTTCGCGACGTGTATCGATCTGATGACGTAACGTTTCGAGGATCGGCATCTATCAATTCAGGTAGTAATCAACTTTCGTTTTCTGGGTTGACATTGAAGGCAGGTGACTATGTCTGGGTTTCTGGCGCTCAAGGAACACTTACAACTTATTCGGTCAAGTTTGATGTTGTGGCGTCTCCGTTACAAAATCGCATTTTGTATCTGGTTGCTGACGGGTTTATCTTCAATTCCAATCATGCCAGTGGCGGTGTTCCAGTTCTGACCACAGACACACCTACTCAAGTAGCGGATAAAATTCGTGCAGGGTCATGGAGTGGCTGGACTGTCAGCGGTACAGGAGCGTCGGTTACTTTTACCAGAAACAAGGCCGGGGCCACATTGGGCGTACATTGGTCAGACGTTGATTTTGCCGTGGTTCCTAAAAATGAGACGGTACTGTCTGAGGGCAGCGGCGCTATGCTCGCCAAGGTCGTTTCGGTGAGTGGCAATATTGCTACGCTTGATGATGTCGCGACGAATGCGGCCACTGACAATATCTGCTATCGCGAGATAGGCAGGCCAGTTCGTCTCGCAATGGCGGCTAACAGCCAGATTAAAACAGTCCTCATGCCGCAGGGCGAATTTTTTATCTCTGACGGGCTTGTCTTTGGGATGGACGGCGGAGCGTTTATTGGTGCGGGGCCCGCAAGAACCACATTGTACGCGTTGCCGCCAATGCCGGGGCAACCGAGTTGGGTTATAGATTTTAGATCATCTGCAAGCAACGGTGCACTGTACGGAATTGAATGTTCAAACTTCACGTTGCGTCTACAGAATGTTCGCCGAAACGGGGTCAGAACATGCCGGTTGTGGGATGGCTCTAACATTGAAGACGTTTTGATCTATGAAGTAGCCAAGGGATATATTGGAATGCGCAACGGGGCGCATCCCGACAATCCTACTGCTGTATCTGATAATGATCAGTCAGTTGTTAGCCAGTCCATCACAATGCGAAATGTTCACGTCCTTAGAACTAACCCTTCTCAGAATGATACAACCCCGGTGTGGTATCAGGAATATATACAGGAGGGGTCATATCGCGGGTGCAAGGCGGGGTCGGGAACTGATGCAAACGGCCATGGCGTTACCATAGCAATGCAGATTGAGGCATCGCGCGGACTGAAATTCGATGGCTGCTCTTTCTCCATGTCTAAAGATGGTCTCAAGATTACCGCCATAACAGGTCACTGTGAAGGAATTGTCCTTGATGGGGCGAGCGCCTTAGAAACCAATACCAACGCAGTCCATTGCTTTGGGGGAGGGTATGCAATCGAAGATGTGCGAGTGGTGGGCCCTAGAATTATCGGCTCAGGAAACGCATTCGTAATCGCCCGATGCTCAAGGGGTGTATTTGAAACTCAGGACCGCGTCGTATCAATCGGCACGGGTCAGCGAAAGAATACAATCATTACAGATAACCCGGCATTGGTTACAGACGCTGACGGGTTGGGTGCTAATACCATTATATCAAGTTCAAGGGCTACAGATAATAAATATTATTTAAACAACGTATTCGGCCACGTTTTTGCGATGGGCGGGTACTCTGCCATGTCGCTTGAACTTCCTGCGGAAGATACTCAATCGTCCTTGTTTTTACTGATAAGCCAGGGTGGTTCGTTCACAGTTAAAAGGGTTCTACAAGGCCCGGTTGATAGTGGCCAATCTGGATTTAGAATGTTGCGTGTACTCAACTAATCCGCAGATCAAAACAGTGAATAGCTAATGGTCATCTAGTATCCGTATTGCCTCGAATGGCACTTTGTTCATGCTCACACAGGGGCTTGTCTTGAAACAAATCATGGCCGGTGACCCGGATACGGGCGGAACAGGGTTTAGGCGCCTCGTTGTTTCTAATTAAGGAAACTCCAAGATCAAGAGTCGTGGAATTGAGCGGGGCATCCCGTGCGCAGCCACAAATCCAATATTCGAGATATTGCTTGTTGTGAATAGCACCCTCAGCGCTTAATAGTTTGAACCGAGATATGTGGGCCAGTTTGAAAAATGACTCGGCTGTACAACATGATCGTCGGGACACAGTTCGACATACCTGTCCCTTCGATCTTGCAATCAAACTCGAAGTGTAGAGCAGGGATGGTTTGGCAGAGATGGATAAACTGACTTACAAAAAAGCAGTTCAAATATATATCTGGTACATCCGTAAATATGGTTTTGATAAGGGCCGCAATCTTGCCCGCCAAGAACTGCGTAACATTTATGGCATTTCAAGCAAAGACTCGGGACATAGTATTCAGGTTCATGCAAGTACAAAACAAATAATAGAGAACAGTAAAAAGGATATAATTAATTATCATAAAACGCCAAACCAGAGCCTACAGCAGCTAATTCACGATGCATTCTGGGACTGGCGCAAATATAAAGGGGTTGTTCTTGCGCCCGTTGCATATGATTTGAGCTTAAAGCAAAGGCCAGACCACTTAATGAAGTGTTTGGCTGATGACGGCTATTTGTGTATAATGGTTGAAAAGAACAGCAAGGCTAGTTCTATCGTTTCAAATGCGAACGGAGTATTCATTACCAACATATGGGATGGTGTGTTTTCTTATTTTATGAAGGAAAATCCTATACTATATATTCACTATCCATTCTTCGGATATTTCACCGAAATAATAGATAGGCCTTTTGTAATCTATGATGTTCTGGACGATTACTCGATATTCTCAGGGGATCAAGATGAACTGTCTAAAAGGCATAATCACCTCCTAAAAACGGCTGATATTTCGATTTTTTCTTCGCGGCCGCTGCTGGAAGCTAACGCTAAGGTCACGCGAAATCCGATCTTGGTAGAGAATGGTGTTTGGGCTGAGGACTTCCGAAAGGAAAGCAGTTCTAGAGATAGTTCTGAAATTACACGGGTAGGATATCACGGGGTATTGTCTGAGCTTCTAGACATTGAATTGCTATTTGAAATAGCAAATATTCCGAATGTTAAGCTCATTTTGGTCGGTCCAATCGCGGCATTCGACCCAAAGCACCTGAGTGAAGTCGAGGAGAGGTATGCCGAGTTAACCAAGCGCGATAACGTCGAGTATCTCGGGAAAATTCCTTATGATGAGGTTAAAGACTATCTCGGTAAAATAGATATCGGAATTGTTCCATTTGTGGCGAGTAGGGGCACCGACGGGGTATCCCCGCTAAAGTTGTTCGAATTTATGGCCGCAGGGAAGCCTATATTGGCACTCCCAACAAAAACAGTGAATGAATATTCGGACATTATTGATGTCTGCCCCGCCGAAAAAATACTGGATAAAATTCGCAATCAATCATGGACCAAACCTGGAAGCGCGGGATATGAAACGTGCTTGACCGAGCATGAATGGCCCTACCTAACAAGAACACTGATTGAACAGTTGGCATCCGGCAGAAAGACATACCCTGCTGTCCCTGTTTCTCATTCCAAAAGAGTGGACATTATCAATGTGAATTTCTTCGACTGGGATGGTGAGGTTCTATACCGCGGCGGCGCAGAACGATATGTCTATGATCTATGTGTTATCGCCCAGTCGTTAGGAATGGAGCCGCGAATTATACAAAACGGCAGGAAGGATTTTCAGCGTACGTTCAGAGGTGTTCCGGTAATTGGGGTGCGTACAGATATAGCTTGGGACACGCGGCAGCTTTCGCCTATCTTATCGGATGCGACGGCTGGCGCGGGGCTGGTTATAGCATCACCGCTGGATTTGGCTTGTGGTGTAAATCAAAGGCAGCCAGTGATTGGAATTAACCATGGCATTTACTGGGATAGTATCGAGAATAATCACCAATACCGAAGCTTTGATACTAATATCATAATCGACGCTATACAGCGATGCCGTCATACGGTTTGTGTAGATACAAACTTTATCAACTGGGTAAGAACGATTGATTGGAGTTTGGGACGTAATCTCCATTATGTTCCGAATTACGTAAAGAGCGACACCTTCTATCCGAAGGAAAAGAATTTCTCAGCAGAAAAACTCCGGGTGCTCATGCCTCGCAGACTTTATGAGCCGCGCGGTCTTTATATGGCAATTGAGGCTTTTGACAGCTTATTTAAGACGAGAGGCGATCTGCATCTAACGCTGTGTGGGCAAGCGACAGGTGACGATGTTGCCGCAGTAAAAAGCTTCATGTCTCGCCATGACGGGAAGGTGGATTGGATTGAGCGTGATATGGACGAAATGGGCGATGTGTATCGAGACCATGAAATCGTTCTCATTCCGACGTTGGCTTCAGAAGGAACCTCTCTCTCTTGTGTCGAGGCTTTTGCGTCCAACTGCGCGGTGATTGCAACGAACGTTGGTGGTCTGCCTAATTTGTTGCAAGATCACTACAACGGTTTGATGATACGCCCGATAGCAAAAGACATGGAGGATGCCATAAGTAGATTGGCGGATGATAGACAATGGGCGGAACAAATCGCCTCAATAGCGCTTCAAACGGTTAAAACGTATGATTTTACTGTATGGCAGGCCAGGTGGGAAAAACTGTTGAAGTCGGCCATTTGGTAATTTTGCAGCTTGGCCCTGTCATTACAGGGTCAAGCCTTTCTTAAGATTGTATTATTTTCTAATCTTATTAACTAAATATCTCATTGGACTTGTAAGTCTCCAGCTGGTACTTTCCATTAAACTGGTGATGTGTCTTTTCAAGTTTTCGATCTGATTGTTCTTATCCACGATTTCGCTTCTCAGTTGGTCTAAAGTTTTGTCCCTTTCAAGAAGCGAACGCTCTATGTTCGAAATCACGGCATCTTTCTGGGTAATCTCGTTGATTTTGCGTTCAATTTCATTTGACAACTCTAAACGTTCATTCGCTGTCTGATCCTGGCCTTGTAGTTTTTTCTCTAGAACAGCGTTTGCGTGGTTTAAATGGGAGATCATCGCCGTTGCTGTTCCCATGGCGTCCAAATAGAATGTTTTATCCAAAGTGGGAGCGTCATCAATTTCCACATTTGATACAGCTTCCTCGGTTTTCTGGGCCCAAAAAAACTGCAGGTAATATTCCCGTGGAGGAATCTGTCCCTCATCAAGAAGTTTGTGAAATATACTGGTTCCGGTGTGACCTAAAGCGTTCGATATCCAATCCGCTGTCAGATCCTTACCAATGTATCCGTGTCTTGTAACCGCCAGACCTGCAGCCTCGATTAACTTTTCATAGTTGTCGCGCTGCAATTCAGTTCCGTATGGCCAGATTCCTTTATCCAGAAACGCTCGTTTCCCGGCAAGATAAAAAACAGAAGATGGATTTGGAACGACGATGCAAACATTTCTGCTGACATTTGACATATTTCGAAGCATAGCGATGAGAGATTCATTGCTAAAATGTTCGCAAACGCCGCTGTTCCAAGCTAGGTCATATTTAGGCAGGGGGGTTGGATCAAAGTTCAGAGCGTCTAGCAGAAGAAAACGGGAGTCCGGAGAACCGTCAAACTTTTGGAAAATGAGCTTTGCATGGCTCAAGGCATCTTCTGCAAAATCCAGCATATCGGTCTTATAACCGGCTTGATTGATTGCAAGCGATAAATGTCCTGAGCCAGAGCCTACCTCAAGTAGTTGCGATCCAATGTCGACGCCGGCTCTTTTGAATATACCGATAATTTCGGATGCAAGCGCGCGTTCAGCCGTCGCGATTTCTAAAGGATAAGATGCAGCCACTCTGTTCCAAGTATCCGCCTTTGCTCCGATCTCCGATGATGGGTTAGCTCTTTCCATTTTTCTTCTACCTCCAAAATCTGAATACAAGTTGGCACCGCCAAATAGATCGGCCCAACCGGAGCGGCGAGCGGCCACGCGCATACGTTTAGTTGGCTATTGCCCAAACATTGAGATGCTTGAAGCCGATCCTCCTGGAATGGGTTGCCTTTTTGATAGTAAAACCTGCTTCACGAAGCACTGCAGTTAGTTCATTCATGCTGAATTGCCAAATGTGGTCATCTATCCACCCAGCATTTCGATTCGGCATTGGCATCTCATTTAGTGAACGATAATAGGTGGTTTTTCTACCCCAATCACTTTCTGCATCAGGGGTACTGATCATTAAGCTACCGCCACGTTTCAGGGATGACCGGATTTTCCTAAGTGTCTCAAGTGGATGAAAATTCAGGTGCTCTATGACTTCAGTGAATAAAACAACGTCGAATTGCATGTCCCATGGGATGTCATCTAGCTCAATGTTGCAAAACCCGTACTTTATCCCAAGGGGGGCTAGAATATTTCTAATTGTAGTTTGTTCAATCGCATCACATGCATATACGTCTGCATTGCATGCATTCTTCGATATAATTGATAGTGTCCCGTATGCGCATCCGATATCAAGAATAGATGATCCTTTGCGCATCAAAGGAAGCCAATTTGCAATCTCCGACCAGTAGTCAATTTCTTCCTGCTTGTAACGATTTGCATAGCCGGAATTAGGAAGTGCCTCGGACAACAAACGCTGGGCGTGTTGGATGTGGTCGTCGATTGATCGAGTTTTCTTTAATTTTGAGAAAAATCTCAAAGCGCCGTCGATTGCCATATTGTTAAACCCTCCCATTAAAACACGATAATCGATCAGCCCACGATTTGCATAGAGTTGCAACTCCTCGCCGCCCCTTGAGGCGGCTTTTTCTTTGCCGAAAGGAAGCTACCTTGAATATGAATCTTGGCGATACCCACCTCTTGATTGAGGAGGGCCGAAAGCATGGCCTATTGCGCAATCAGATGGCCTATGTGCTGGCGACCGCCTATCACGAGACGGCGCACACGATGAAGCCCGTCAATGAGATGGGCGGCCAAAAGTACCTGCGGTCGAAGAAATACTGGCCGTACATTGGACGCGGATACGTTCAGATCACATGGAAAAATAACTATGAAAAGGCTGGCAGAATTCTGGGTATTGACTTCGTGTCAAAGCCTGAACTTTTGCTGAAGCCGGAATATGCCGCGCCGATCATCATTGCTGGGATGTCCGAGGGCTGGTTCACCGGCAAGAAGCTTTCCGATTACATCACCTTGCAGAAGTCTGACTTCAAGAATGCCCGTCGGATCGTCAACGGCACCGATAGGGCGGAACTGATCGCCAGGTACGCCAAGGAATACGACAAGGCCCTGCTGACCGAAGGCTATGGCGTCGAGCAGATTGTGACGGCACCGGCTACCGAAGTTATCCCGACACCCGTCGAGGAAAAGCCCATCTCGAAATCGTCTCGCTTCTGGACATGGTTCGGATCGGGCGGCGGCGCGGCAATAATGCCGTTTGTCGACTGGAAAGTGCAGTTGGTCATTGTGGCCGCAATCCTCCTCGTCGCTGGCTACGCAATCTTCACTATGCCGCAAGCGAGGGCCAAGCTTGAAAAGCTGGTTGATACGATATGACGGGACTAATCGCACTCATCCCAAATTGGCTGAAGTTTTCATTCGCTGCCCTTGTGGCGGCGTTTTTGCTGGTTGGGGGCGGGTATTTCTACGGAAAGGCAAAGGCGCGTCACGAGGCTGCTTTGGCGGCGGCAGAAGCGACGGCCAAAGCAATTCAAAAACGGGCGGTGATTGATGAGAAAATCAGCAACATGGATGCTTATAGGCTGTGTCTTGATCTTGGCGGGCTGCAGTCAGACTGCGAGCAATTGCGCGGGCTGGAAGCGGATCGGCCTTAAGCCGGGAACAGCTTTGTTCCTAGCTCAGAATGACGTTCCAGCTGGTCGCGATATTGCGGGCCACAACTCTTACGGAAAGTCTGCGGGGTGCTGGAAGTGACCACACCCGTGCAAGACACTCGCGACCGCGTTATTCGCCTTGAGGAACGCCTGAAATCTTTTGAAGAAAAATTCGATGAGCAGTCGAATAAGATCGATGAGATGTATGAACTGCTCACGAAAGCGAAGGGCGCCAAGCTCGCCCTTATCCTGATCGCCGCACTGGCAGGCGCAATCACAACAAAAGTTATCCCCTTCATAAGCCAGTTCTGGCCGAAATAATCCCCCCCCACTCCCACATAGGAGGGCCGCAAATGCGGTTCTGCAAAATCGTGGTGGCCACTACGGTCGCCGCTCTGCTGGCGCTTGCTTACTGGCAACCGTTCGCAGAGGAAATTCGTGCTGAGTCTGTGGCGAAAATCTTTGACGACAAAGGCCATGGTTCGGCGGTGTATATCGGAAACGGCTATTTCGTCAGCGCTGCCCATGTCGTCGGGCAGGCGCCGGTTGTCAATTTGCTTTTGACGGATGGCCGAAAGATCAAGGGCGATGTTCTCTGGTCGAATACCGGATATGACATTGCGCTCATCAGGTCTGGCCCACTTCGCAATGTCGAGGCTTCACGGCTTTCATGCACAGTTCCCGCCGTTGGTGACCCGATCTATGCCAAAGGCAATCCGGCCAACCTCGATTTTATCAGTGTCTATGGGCGCATTGCTGGCAAGGAACGTTCGGCAGGGCTATGGAAGTCCGTTGTTATAACCGACATTGCAACAGTGCCTGGGCAATCCGGTGGCCCGGTGTTTGACCAGCATGGGCGTGTGATTGGCATCACGGTCGGCGTGATGCTGGCGCCGAGTGGTTTCACCCGATCAATTGTCGGTATCGGCTATGTCGTTCCAAGCAAGGCTATCTGCGAACTCATGGCGAGGGTGTAAATGGCCCTCTCACCTGACGTACTTCAAGAGGCCGTCGATCTTGTACGAGAACACGGCACGATTATCGCAGCTTCCCGCGCATCGGGAATAAAGCGCTCCACACTTCAGGATCGGGTATTCAAGGCAAAGGCAGCAGGGCTTTTCTCCCCAGTTCAGCCGATCCCCGGTTTTGATATCTCCCGCTATTCCTCAACTGTTCGCAACGGGCAGGTGGTCAGTGAAAGCATCCAGCAAAAGCCAGCAGAGGCTATGGGCCGCTTTAATGTGCCTGACGGACATTACGTTAAAGGTGTGTCTGCTCTTGTGGATGCTGAGGGGAACGTCAAACAGCAATGGCTCAAAACGGGGATGGACCCGAACGCGCTTGATATTGTCGAGGCTGTTCGGGATGTGATCTCTGACTATGCCGGCGCATCGCAACTCATTCCAGAGCCAGACGTTTCGCACGATAACACGTTCACCGTGATACCGCTTCCTGACTGGCATGTCGGGCTTATGGCGTGGGCTAGGGAGACAGGCGAGAATTACGACCTGAAGATTGCCCGCGAGACGATCATGCAAGCCATGGTCAGCGTCATCAATCAGTCGCCGCCTTCTTCACATGGCATAATCCTCGGCCTTGGCGATATGCTGCATTTCGATGGCTACGAGCCGGTGACAAGTCGATCCGGTAATTTCCTTGACGCTGACGGGCGCTATCCTAAGGTGTTGCGAACAGCTCTAGACATGGTGCGTTCAACCGTCGATCTGGCCTTGCAGAAGTTCCGAACGGTCGAAGTTCGCATTCTCCCCGGTAACCATGACGATCAGTCAGCCGTAGCGCTCTCGCTAGCGTTTAGTCTGTTCTATGAGAATAACGAGCGCGTCACCTTCGATGACAGCCCATCGCGTTTCTGGTGGAAGCGGATAGGGAAGGTTTTTCTCGGCGCCACACATGGCGACAAGACCAAGATGCGCGATCTGCCCTTGGTCATGGCCGCAGATAATCCGCAGGATTGGGCTGACAGCACGTACCGCCGTATCTACACAGGGCATATCCATCACGAGAGTGCTGTGGAAGAGGGCGGCGTTCTCGTTACATCCCTGCGCTCTCCTGTCGCCAAGGACGCATATCACTCCTTCAGCAAGTACCGATCTGGACGTAGCGTATACTCGGACACGTACGATGTGTCCGGGCGCATGGCATCATCCGTTAAAGTGAATTTGTGAGATGACACCCAATGAGTTCGCAGAATACCTTCTTTCCAAAAACAACGGGGACGCGCTTCAGGCGCTCCACGAAGCCTGCGAAAATATCGCATGGCTCAACCGATACTGTGTCTCATCAGGATATATCCGCCGCAATCCGCGACCTCCAGCCGATCAGGCGAGGGGATGAGATATTCATCACGCTCAACGGCGAGGAAGTGAAGCTTTCACCGATGCAGGCGCAGCTTGTTATGCGGGCGTGGGTGGAAGTGGTTGGCGGTGCCTTTGTGGCGAAATCGAATCATTATGTGAGGCCAGAAGGCGAACAAACTCTGTAA